TCGGGGGGCAGGGTCAGGAGAGGGGGCCGGGTCGAACATTTCGGGCCGGGGGGGCGTTTCCGCAGGTCAGGCGCGTTTTTGCTGGTCAGGTTGGTGCAGGTCAGGGGCCTGCGGGTGTGTGTCACCACTCCATCACCCCTCGGTCGTGTTTGCTGGCTGGTCGCGGGTGTTTGCTGGCGGCGCGCTCGGCGTACCACTGTTTGGCGGCCTGCTGCATCTGCCACGGCCGCTCGGCTTTGCACCTGGCCATGACGATCGCCTGCCCCGGGTCGATGGTGATGAGTTCGGCGCCGAGTGCGCGGTAGTGGTCGATGGTGCGTTGGCTGGGCATCGCGTGGATCACGTAGACGTCGTGCTCGCCGGTGTGTTCGATCGCGGCGTCGATGGCTGCCTGCCGTGCTGCCTTGGTCACGGCCATGACGTGGCGTGTGTGCTTGTGGGTCGGGCCGGTGGTGGGCGTGAGCGCGTTGGCGAGCGCGTCGTAGTCGATCGTGATGTCGCCGGGTTTGGCGTGCCGTGCGACGTAGGTGGTCTTGCCGCTGGCGGGCGGGCCGGTGACGAGGTAGAGCGTCACCAGTCCATCGCCAGGGTGTCGGTGTTGCCTTGGGGCAGTGCGGTGCTGATGCCTTGCGCTGCGAGTGCTTGTGCCCAGTCGCGCGGGTGGCAGCCGAGCAGTGCGGGCCGGACGTGGTCGAGGCGGCCGTCGCGGCGTTGGCTGTTGCAGTTGCCGTGCAGTAGCCGGTCTGCGCGTTTGCCGCCGAATGCCCGCGGTTGTGTGTGGTCGGCGGCGAGCTGCTTACCGTCCCAGTTGCGTGGCAGCAGCGGTGATTTGAACATCGGTAGGCCGCACCACCAGCAGAGGGTGCCGTTCTCGTGTCGGCGTAGCAGGCGGGCGGCGTCCTGTTGGTGTCGCCAGCCGAGGCCCTTGTCAGTCGTGTTGGCCTTGCGGCCGGCCCTCTGCACTGACGCGCTCCAAGCGGTACATCTGGCCGTTGTCGCTGCCGATCAGCGTGGCGCCGAGGGTTTCTCGGGCGTGCTCGTCGAGCGGCCATGCGGTGTCGTCAATCAGGATGAGATCGGCGGTCATACCGCGGCATGCGTGTCCGGTGTGAACGTCGCGGATGTTGACGGGATGGACGCGGCCCTGTAGCCCAAGTTCGGCGCCGAGCCGTTTGGCGCGTTCGACACGGTCGGCGACGACGATGGTTGTCATTTGGGTGCCTCGATTCGAATGTCGAGACTGTCTCCGTTGTTGGTGATCTCGACGTTGAGCCCGTACGCCTGTGCCATGCGTTCGACGATCATGGCGCTCACACGCAGCTTCATTTCGGCGGGCATGAGCGTGATGGCGGCCTGCCGGTCACCGGGAACGGGTAGGTGGCCGAGCATCTGCGGCGGTACTTGCGGGCGTGAGTTGATGAGCTCCTGGGCGAGTTCGCGTGCGTCAGGCTGCGCCATGTCGGGCCTCGCAATCGGGGTTGATCTCGCGGGGCGGCAGGCTGATCAGTCCGTCGGTGCCCATCGTGGTTGTGAGCAGCGGTGCGCCGCAGATCTTGCAGCACAGCGTGACTTGCGTGTAGCTGCCGGCCTTGGGTGCCTCGGCGAGGCGGGTTTTCGGGACGATCACGAACCCGCGGTCGTCGAGGGTGTGCTCGATGGCCTGGGCGACGGTCTTGGTGAACGTGTTGATCTGGCCTTGCTGTTCGTCGTCCTGGCCGGGGAATGTCTGGAAGTTGACGAGCATGACCGGCCCGAGCTCGGGGTGTACGAGAGCCGGTAGCGCGGCTTGCAGCTGTTCGGTTGCTTCGCTCATTCGTCGTACCTCAGTTCGGTGAGCGGCCCGAGTCCCTTGCCATAGGCGGTGCCTGAGTCGCGTCCGGCGTCGCCGTGCATCTTCGCGATGCGTTGGATCGAGCGGTTCGCGAGTTCAACGCCGAGCTCGGCTGCCCTGGCGGCGCCTGGCACCGGTCTGGCACCGGCGAGACCGGCTGCGAGGCGGTCGAACGCGAGCGTGACGGGTTGCCCGTCGTCGCCGAGGGTCTCAACGACCTTGGGCGGGTAGACCTTGTGCGCCAGCTTGATCAGCACGAGCGCGATGCGCTTACGCATGGTCGATCACAGCCTGCCGCACGAGGCAATCCTTCGCCTCCAGCAGCTTTCGCAGCCCCACGGTCTTCTCGGCGCCGTCGCCGAGTTCGTCGGCCATCTGGTGCGCGAGATCGCCGATTGGCTTGCTCACCTTTTGGAGATGAGCGGGGAGGTGCTCGTATGCGAACTGATCGAGCAGGTGCTGTGTCGCGGGGTGGTGGGACATGGGTACTCCTGAGGGTGGTGTGGTCGGCGTCGCGGGGCCAATGCCCTACCAACGACGAACGCCCCGGCCAATGGCTCGGGGCGTTTCCGTGCACGCGTCGTCAGTAGCGGCCGCGTGCGACATTGCGAGATTAGCACAGCGCAGAGGCTGTTTTTGCGCCATGACACGCGCCCTTGTCATCCGTTGCGCCTGCGCTTCTTTCCGGCCACCTCACGCACGTGCGCCAGCTGGTAGCGGGCCACGTTCGCCTCGAATCCGCTCGGCACGAGCTCGCCGGATTTGGCCCAGCGCTGCAGGGTTCGCCGCTGGATCTCCATGCCGAGCTTGGGCAGGATGAAGTCGCTCAGATCGCTGATGCTGAACGAGTACTCGTCGGCCTCGGCCAGCAGCGCCTCTTGCAGGGCCTCGACGTCGTGCTCGGTCTTGCACTCGGGGCACATGACCCGTCGGGCACCGCGCTTGGCGTACAGCTGCACCCGGCACTCGGGGCGGTCCTCCAGGCTGGCGGCGATGCGTTCGGTGCGCTGCTCGTCGGTGAACACGTGCTGGCACGGCCCGCAGTACTCAGTCGGCTCGGGCCGGTTGACCACGCGCCGGATCCGCTCGGTCAGATCGACCACGGCGTTGTGGCATTCCTTGGCCGCCTCATCGGCCGCGATCGCCTGCACGTGCTTGCCGAGCCAGCGCGCGAGCCCCTGCGTGGTGATGTCGCGCGGCACGGGAGCACCGCGCGTCTCGCACAGATGCCGGACCCATGTCACGAGCTCGTTGTGTGCCCTGTCACGCAGCCGTGAGGCCTTCGGGTTGACTCGACCTAGGGCAAGTACCGCCGAACGCCGGAATCGTCCGTCTCTGAGCGCCTGGGCCAGCTTTTCGGCGCCGTCCGGGCCGCTGTAGGCGTCGAGTTCGTGCGATTTCGTGCCGCGCCGGCCCGGGTCGCCGAGCCGCACCTGCCCGACGACCGCCTCGTCGAGGCGTTCAAGCCACCACGGCAGATCACGCAACGTGTCGCGCAGCTGCGTGATGTGCGTCAGGCAGAGGAACAGCTGCGCGCGGCCCTCGCACACCTGGCATGCGGTCACTGGTCGCCCCTGTCGGCGAAGATTACCCACGGCGCGTCGGGCACGGTGTACGGCCCCTGGTCGCTGTCGGGCGCGGGAACGCCGCACACCTCGGCGACCGTGGCAAGGACGCGATCGAGCATGGACTGCAAGCGCGTCAACGGATCCACAGCGCGCGTGCGGACCTCGCGCCCGTCGACCATCACGTAGGTGCTGATCGTCGGGTTGCGGTGCCACTCGCGGATCGCTCGGTGGTGCAGCTCGAGCGCGGTCGGCTGCCGTTTGAACAGCTTCACCTGTGGTTCTCCTGTCGATTGCGGTTGGTGGCTTTGGACATGCCGAGCGCCTCGCGCTTGGCGGCGAAGTACTCGACGATGGCGGCGCGGCAGGCGTCGCGCCCGTAGCACGCGTGCAGGGCCTCCTCGGCCGCCTCGAACCGCGGTGTGCGGTTGGTGACTCGGCCGCCGACGAACCCGGGCAGCGCGACCACCGGCTCGGCGGCCGGCTTGACCGCGTCCAACGCCGCCTGCCTCGCCTCACGATCCGCCTGGTCTTCGCGCTCGTTGCGGTTTCGCCGCACCGCCCGCGCTGCGGCCAGGATGTCGGCTACTTCGGGGGCGTCCGGTTCGGTCGCCGCCCGGGCCTTCACGCCCTCGGCCAGGTCATCGAGGGCCATGCCCTGCGCGTTGAACAGCTCGGCCCAGACTGTCGCGGTCGCGATCGCGGCCTCGTCGTCGTCCATGCGGGGCGCGGTGCGCGGATGGCACGCCGCGACGATCGCCATCACGTCGAGCGCGTCAGCAGTGCTGATCATGCGAGCTCCCTACGGTTGCCGGATTCCTGGGCGCGGACACGGTTGGCGAGTTCGGCGGTGCGCCGCAGCTTCGACGTCGGCGCCGCGGCCGGTGCGCGGGCCGGCATCGGTTCGTCGAGCCAGCCGTCGCGACTCAGCCAGCCCTCGGGGTACTTGGTGAACTGTTCCTCGCGGTTGGGGTCGGCGGCGTAGCGCTGCGCCCCGGCGACGAGCTGATCGAGGCCGGCGCGTTTACGTGCCGCCTTGAACGCCTTGAACGCCGAGCCCTTGCCGACCTTGCGCGGGTAGTGCGCCCACCACTGCTCGAACTCGGTGGTGTAGCGGGTCTCGGGAATCGGCGCGAAGTCGTTGGGGTAGTCGTTGGCATCGACCGCGATGTCGAGCAGCGCGAGTTCGGTCTCGCTCGACGCGTCAGCGTCGGGCAAGTCTGTTGTTGTTTGTTCTTTTGTCTCTGTCTCTGTCTCTGTCTCTGCTTGGATTTCGCTAAGCGACTTGCTAGCGACTTGCTTAGCGTTTCGCTTGGCTCGCGCTAGACCGCCCCGTTGACCAGCGGCTTTGTTGCGCGCCGATCGGGCCTCAATCTCAGCTTTGGTGTCCTGGTGGGCGGCGAAATCGTGGATGAGGTAGCCGTTTTCCACCTCGATCAGGGACGGATTTTCGGGGTCGTTCGAGCACAATTCCTGCAACGCGTCTAGCCCCCACTTAGCGACCGCTAAGCGACTCGCTAGGAACCCGTCAGTCATTTGCTTGCGCGACCAGATCGTCGCCTCGACCAGCACCCGGAACGCACGATCCGACAACGGCAGAATCTTGTGACTGTCCGGAAAATCGAGCGTGAACTTGGCGTACAACCGGCCATCCTTGGCAGCCAAATTTCAGACCTCCTGTTCGGTTGTCGGGCAATCGGGGTGATGGCCTTGGTAGCTACGCGACATGTGACCACTTCTCTCGCCGCACAATTCGCCCGATGTGAAACTTGTTCACGCCGTACCGCTGAGCGAGTGATCGGTAGCTTTCACCAGCCGAACTGGCAGCTCTGATTGCCCGCACGTCGTCATCGGTCAGCTTGGCCAGCCCGTGCGTCACGCCTCGCGCGGTCCTACCACGGATCTTGGCGTCGTTCATGTTGTCGGCGTGGGTTCCGATCTCCAGATGGTCGGGATTGACGCATGGCGGGTTGTCGCATCGGTGTCGGACTTCCTGGTCCTCGGGAATTGGCCCGTGCCACGCGATGTAGGCGAGGCGGTGAGCGAGGATCTCCCCGGTCTTGACGTCACCAATGCGGGTGCCGTACTCGCCATAGCCGTTGTCGTTGCGCCAGCCGTTCCATTCCCAGCAGTCGGAGGCGGTGACGGTCCATCCCATGCGCTGAACGGCTTCCAGAGGCGTTGAGTGGTCCCGCATTTTGGCTGCGGAGTGTCGGCAGCGGCAGACAACCGAGCAGAACATTCGGCGCGAGAACACGGTGCGCGCTTCACCTGGTCGGCGGACGAGCTGCACACCGCACTGGGCACACGTCACTTTGCTGTCTCCGTTTCTGAGTCCCATTGGGGGCAGTCCGGGTGGTGAAACTGCGTTTTCGGGTGCCAGCCGCAGTCGGGGCACCGGCCCATCGCGACGAGCTCGCGGCGGCTGAACAACAGCCGAATCTTCGGGTCAGTCATCGCGGTGTCCTCGAATGCGTCAACGGGAACAGTTCGTCGCGCCGGTACCAACGCAGCGCGTCGGGGACACGTTTGGCGGCGTATGGGTGCTTGGCGGTAGCGGTGAGTCGGTATCGGGGTTCGCCTTGGTGCGGCGCGATTTCGGCGATCTCGTAGACGACGCCCCGGCCACGCGCCGCGAGGCGCACGTAGTGACCAACACGCAGCGTTGGGACGGTGTCGTTACCCATTCGATTCCTCGTCTTCTGGTGGTTCGTATCCGGGGCAGTCGCACATGTCGAGCAGCGCGCCGCCGGGTGGGATGAAGCAGCATTTGGTGTGCACGACACCGTCGCCGTGCTCATCTCGTGCGTGGTCGCAGAGCGCGCAGAGTTCAGGCATTGGCGATCTCCAGGAGAACGTCGGCGTGGCAGGGCTGGTCGAGCGGGCACCAGCAGACGAGGTCGCGGCCGCGGAGCTCGTATCGGATGTCGTCAATGCTGGGGACGCGCGGCTGTCCGATCAGTGGATAGAGAAGCGAGTGCCGGTACTTCGTGGTCGCGTCGCTCCGGTCATCAGCGACCCAGTCCGGGCAGAGCGCGTGCATTGGGGCGCATCGCAACGTGTGCACGTGGACAACCCACGGGTTGCCCCACTTGGTTGGCCGCCCGACGTAGATCGTGCCTTCGGGCATCCGCCAGCCCTTGGTGCGGCGGCGTTGGATTCGTTTAGGCATCACGGGTTCCTCGTGGTCTCGGCGGCGAATTCGTCCATGCCGCTGGGCGTGTAGAACAACGGCTGCATCTGCGCGTCGAGCGTGGCGCGTCGCGTGGCCGCTGCGGTCTGCTTGTGGTGCTCGCGGTCGTAGTGCAGGTGGCAGCCCTGGCACATCGCGCGCAGGTTGTCGTCTCGGCAGTCCTCGGGCTGGTGGTTCAGGTGCGCGGTCGTGAGCACCACTCGGGATCCGGTGCCGTACGCCGGCCGGTGATGCCGGTTCGGGCAACGGCCTTCGTGGGTTCCTCGACCGCACTCGCCTTCGCACTCGCACCGGCCGCCAGCCCGGTCGAACTTGATCCGCGCGCTGATCTCTGGCCAGTCGTCGGGGTAGCGGTCGCGGTTCTCGGGGCGAATCGGCATCACAGGATCTCCCCGGCGAGGCGTTGACGTTGCTCGTTGAGCAAGTCACGCATTTCGCTGTGCAAGTTGGTGTGTCGGTCAGCCTCGGTGCGGGCGCGTGCGATGGCCTGTTGTTCGTTGCGGATCGTAATCAGGGTGCACACGATTTGGAGTGCCGCGTCGGCGGTTCGCACCGCGTCGGCAAGCTCCTGGTCGTCCTCTTCGGCGCCGCCGCTGTAATCGCGGATCGCGTTGCGAGCGAGGTCGTCGAGCGCGGTGAGTTCATGCTTGATGGTCATCGTGCCTCCGGTGGTTGTGGTTGCGGCTCGGCGGGTTTCGGCGGTGTCCAGGGGCGGCGCCACATCGAACCCGTGACGCGGCGTAGGTTCCGGGCCTGGCACATCAGTTCGGCGTTCACCGCTCGGACTCTGGGTCGGTCTCGCCAGGTTTCACGGCGAGAAGCGCGTGCGGGCGGCCCGCCAAATGGGGTTCGATTCCCAGTTCGTGATACGCGATGTTCCGGGCCTTCTTGACCTCTGCGCTCAGCTCGCTGATCGGCGACGGTGGCGCACCGGCCTCTGCTCGTTCGATCAGGATCAGCATGTCCAGCCAGCGGCGTTCCTCCCAGCTGTCACCGCGGGCACGGGCGCCGGTCGCGGATCGTTGCGCGAAACCCTGCACGGCGCCGGCGAGCCGCAGCAGGTCTGCGCGCTCGTTGTGCGCCTTCGCGAGATACTGGGCCTCGTCGCGGCGTGCGCGCCGCAGCCGTTCAACCTCGGCGCCCAGGGTTTCGATCACCTTCAGCAGGACGGGAACATCGTCGTTGGCGAGGTCGTGCAGAGCGTTCTCATGGGGCGATTCGTCGCAGTGGCATTCGTGGGCGTCGATGAATTCGAGCCGGTCGCGCACCTCCTGGAGGGACTCGGGCGCCCAGATGCTGCCGTCCGGGCTGAACTTGTGGGATTCGAGCATTTGGTCGACCTGGTCGCTCATCGGTTCTCCCCGTGCGGGTTGTGGTTTCGGTGGTTCGGGTGGTCGTGGATGTCCCCACGCGGAACGGTGCGAACGGCGGCGGGCACGGATGCTCAGCAGTAGTTCGAGGTTCATCAGGCGGGTTCCTCGAAGTCGAAACCGATCGCCATCGGCTTGCTGAGTCGGTTGACGATGAGCGGCAGGTAGTCCGCTTCGCGTTCGATCGTGATGCAGCGCTTGTGCTCGTGGACGCACGACTCGGCGGTCGTGCCGGATCCGGCGAACGGGTCGAGAACCACACCGTTCGGCGGTGTCACGAGCCGCACGAGCCAACGCATCAGGTCGAGCGGCTTGACGGTCGGATGCGCAACACCGTTCGCGCTGGGGCGTTCCGTGCCGGGTGCTTTCGCTTCGTACCGGAACACCGGAAAGAACCTCGACGCGCCACCGGAATCGGCGTAGGTGTCACGCGGGGTCGCATCCTCATCGAGACGGCCGTAGACCGCACCATCACGGGCGGCGCGTTTAGTGCCCGCGCGCATCAGACCCGACTTGAGGGTGCCGCTCTGTGCGTCGAGCTCGGCGGCCTGCGTGTCGTCGAGCACAACATTCGTAGGCCAGCGGCCAGACGCCATGCGCGCCTCGGCGTCGGCGCGCCAGCCGTCGCCCATTGCCACGCGCGGGTTCGTCGATCCGGGCGGGTTCACCCGCACCTCGTCGCCGATGCGGCAGGCGTCGATGTTGAGCGCGCCGGTTCCGTGTTCGAGCACGTTCGCGGCGACAGTGCCCGCCAGCGGTTTCCGCGCCACCACGATCGGCTCGAAAGCCGGTTTCAGCGCAGTGCCCCACCCGGCCCAAGCAATTGCGGCTTCGGTGGCCGGTTCACCCTTCGGAGTCCGCTCGTAGTTGCCGCCTGACATGCTGCCGTTATCGCTCGACACGGCACCTGCGCGGCCCCGCCGGATCCCTTCGCTTTTGTCGATGGCTTTGGACACGTCGAGCGACTTCGGGAACCCGCTGCCGTACAGCCACGCGATCGAGTCGCGGACCTCGAACCCGGCGTCCTCGATCGCCGCTGCGAGCCGGTGCCAGGTGCGGGATCCGCCGAACGCGAGCAGGTGCCCACCGGGCTTCAGGACCCGCAGGCACTCGGACGCCCATTCAGTGCACCACTGCTGAAAGTTCAGCATCGCGGCCGGTGACAGGTCATAGCTCCCGGCGGCCATCGCATCGTGCATCCCCCGCGAGTTCGCGTGGCCACCCCGCGGTCGGCCATCACCGCGCTGCGACCCGAACTTCCCCGGTTGGTCCCATTGGCGCCCCATGAACGAGATTCCGTACGGCGGATCGGTCACGACGGCGTCAACCGAGGCCTCAGGCAGCGCGGCGAGCACGTCGAGACAGTCGCCGTGGTACAGCGTGATCTCGTCGTCCTGGTAGTGAGGTTTCATGCTGTACCCCGTTTCGCGCGTTCCTCGCTGGCCATTTCGCGTAGCTGCGCGCTGATCGGCCTGCGGTGGCGGTCGAGTTGCCGTTCGAGTGAAAGCAGGCTGATGCCCATGCGTTTGGCGATCTGCCAGTCGGGATATCCGAGCTGGTGGAGTTCGTCGTAGGTTTCGCAGAAGGTGCGTGTGGTGCCGAGTTTCACGGTGCCGCCTCGAATTCGTGGTCCTCGTGCTCCGCGCAGACCAGGTGTTCGTCGATCGGGTACGCCTTCGCGGTGCCGCACACCTCGCAGCGCTGGCAGTCGGGGCAGATCAGCTCAACGAGCTGGTGTCGGCGCACCATGCGCCCGCCGATGTCGACGAGCTCGCCGGTCGGGGCCGACCGTCCGAACCACTCGGCGTCGAGCACGTGATCGATCGCCGAACCTGCGTCGCTCATGGCGCCGAAGTCGCCGTAGTCGGTTTCGATGTATCCGCACTTGGTGCAGCGCGCCCGGTGAAACGTGACCTCGGCGCTCATCGGGTAGCGGGGCTCGCCGAGGTCGGGTGCCTCGCCGAGCGGTTCGAGTCCGTCCTCGGTGGCGTTCACGCGCCGCTCACCTGCCACTCGGCCGAGGGCACGCGGTCGAGTTCGTTCGCCCAGGTGCGCGCCGACTCGATCGACGAGAACGACTTGCCGCCCGGGGGCAGTTCGAGCATGTCGAGCCCGTCGTGCCCGGTGCCTTGCAGCAGCCATTGCAGGCCGACACGGTGCAGGCGGTACTCGCCGCGAGCACCGACCGCGGTCAGCGTCGGGCCGAGCGTGTGGGGGCGTCCAGTCCAGTTCAGCATGAGAACAGTCCTCCGGTAATGGGTTTCGGTTGCGACAGGTCACGCACCATGCCGCTGGTGTGCGGTGCGATCGCGAGCACGGTGCGCGGGTGCTGGCGGTCGAGGTCGATCACGCCCGTGATGGCGGTGCATTGGCAGTCGTCGACCCACAGCACACCGTTCGCGGCGTCGCAGACGTGCTTGAGCAGGTTGTCGGCGTCGATGCGGCGCAGCGTGTCTCGGTAGAACACGCATGCCAGAGCGACGTTGCCGGTGTACGGGCGGCGCACCGTGGCGCGCAGATAGACCGCGGTGGCGCGTTCGGCGTTCTTGTCCTTGGGGTCGTGGAATGCCCTGCCTTGGCGGGTGAACCGTGGCCGCGATTTCGCGTAGGGCACGCCGGGGATCGTGAGCGTGTGTGACCGCTCGGGGTCGGCGACGCGCAGCGCCCGCAGCAGTTCCTCGACGCGGTCGGCGTCGGTGGTGGTGGTTTCGGGGCGTTGCCCGAGCCGCCTGGTCACTGGTTGCCGTCCTCGATGAGCGCCAGCGCCCCGGCGAGGTCGTCGGCCTCGAAATAGACCGGCCGCGCGATGCTGCCCTGCGCCTCGCCGACGATGCCGAGCTGTTCCATCTCGTCGAGAAGGCGTTGCGCACGGGCGAACCCGACCTTGAGCTTGTGCTGCAGCATGGACGCCGAACCCATCTGCGACTCGACTACGAGTTCGACGGCCTTGCGTAGCTGCTCATCCCAGCTGAGGTCGAGCTGCTCGACCGCCTCACCGAGCACCTCGCCCACAGCGCCGTGCGCGTGGTTCACCGTCACGGTGATGCCCTGGTCGCGCATTTCGCGCAGCGTCGAGGTCAGGTCGTCCTCGTGGGTCAGCACCGGCTCGATACCGGGCCGGCCGGTCGGTTCACCGGGCATCGGCTTGCCGGGCGCCGCCGCGCCGATCCACGTGTCGCCGATCTGCACAATGTGCAACCCACGTGCGCGGGTACGGAACATGCGAACCTGCATCTTGCGGCGCTTGGCGACGGTCACCAGCGGGCCGAGCACACCGGGCGACCACGGCGTCAACGCGACCTCTTCGTCGTCGCTGGGCGGGATCTGGCCGCGCATCATGTGCAACACACCGCGGATCGGGAACTTGGCCTCGGGGTGCGCGTGGAACTGGAACTCGGTGTCCGAGTCGAACAGCGCCGGGGTTTCGCGCAGCGTGATCGTCCAACCGGGGTGATCGTCGTCGCGGTTGTCCTCGGTGCGGTCGGCGGTCCCCATGTAGACATCGACGGTGTGTTCCTTGCCGCGCGACCGGGCGAGCGACTTGCAGATCGCCAGCACGTTGGCCACCGACTCGATCGGCCACACGCTCGGTTCGAGGCGGCCGTCGGCGGGAATCCACGTGTGCCCGACAACGTATTTCGTGGTTGAGGTCGCCACCAGCAGGTCCACGTCGCCGGGTTCCTCGCCCCACGGGGCGCGGCTGGTGGTGATGTGCACGCCGCCGACCGAGTTGCACGCGGTTGCCATCGCGTCGGTCAGAATGTCGATCAGGTTGGTGGTCGAGACAGTGACGCTCACAGCAGATCCTCTTTCGCAGTGCGGGTTTCGAGGTGACGTGTTGGGATACCGAACGCGGCGACGGCGTCCTCCGGGTCGACCGCACCGGTTTCGGCTTCGATACCCGGCCACCACGGCGACTGGGCGAGCAGTGCGTGCAGCTCGGCGAGGCGGAACTTGAGCTGCACGTGCGGCAGCGACATACCGATCCGCGGGTCGGTCTGCTCCAGCTCGGCGATCAACTCGTCGGCGCGCTGGTAGTGGTAGGCAGGCGTTTCGGTCACGGCTGTGCCTCCAGCGCCTCGACGAGGTCGGCCCGCGTCTGCGCGAACCGCTCGGCGTCGCCGCGCAACAGGTCGCCCAGCGACGCGCTCGGCGGCGCGGCCTGCAGCCGGGCCACCAGTTCAGCGCGACCCTCGAGCGCCATCATGACGCCGTAACCGATCGCGTTGAGCACGAGATCCACCACGGCCTCGCGGTTCACCGCGGCGCTCACTGATCCGGCCCGTCGAAAATCGCGATCGCCCGGGCGGCCTCGTCGAACGTGAGGTCGTTCGCGCGGGTTGCCTGCACACCGGCCGCCTCAGCGAGGAACGCGAACCAATCGGCGTCGTTGTACTTCTCGGCCTTCTGAATCTGTGCCAGGCGGTCGAGCTGGTCCTTGCTGGCCATCTGCACACCGTCACCGTCGGCAGCGGCGGGTGCGGCCGGCGGGGCGGGCGGCGGCGCTACGGCGCCCTCGGCAGCATCCTCTTCGGCGTCGCCTTCGATCACCTCGCCGTCGATGTGCATCGGCGCGTCGATCGCCTCCTCGGCGAGGTCCAGGCGCACGCTGCCGTCGTTGTCCATCGCGCGTTGAATCTCCGTCGACTTCGGCATCAGCGTCATCAGCCGCAGCAGCATCGTTTTCTGCGCCATCGCGTCGAAGTGGTCGACCCACGGACCGATCACCTTGCCGTTCTTCCGCGCCATCGCGAACCGGTCGCGGTGCGCTTTCATGTCGTCGACCGTCATCGGATCCGTGATCGAGTAGCCGCCGTTCGCCAGGCGGCCCACGGCGTAGAACAGGCGTGCCTCACCGCGCGGGCCGTCGAGACACGGCTTGTGGATCCACGTGTCCTCGGCCGCGCCGTATTCCACGTCAAACACGTCGTTGCTGTAGACGATGCGTGAGTGCAGCGACGCAATGCGATCGGATCGGTGGCCGAGTTCGACGTAGCCCTTGTATCCGATGATGAGCTGCGCCTTGTTCGCGCCTGCCCTGGCATCCCAGAACGGCAGAATCCACGCCTGTCCGAGCGCGCCCACGCCTGGGCGCAGGCCGAGTTGCGCGCACGTCATTGCCGCGCCGAGCACCGACCGCGGTTCGCACTGCGCGAGTTTCGGTGTCTGCGACATGCACGTCATGACGTCGCGGATCAGCTGCACCGCCTCACCGCCGCGCGGCATGGCGCGCTGGAAATGTGATTCCATCTTGGCCAGCTGCTCACGAAGATCAGTTGCGCTGGCCTGCTGCTGCTCGACTGACTGGCGGGCGCGACGCGCCAAATCCCTTGCCATAGCGGTTACTTGCCTTTCGGAATGTAGATGGAGGTCGATTGGTACTGGCGGTAAAGCTCGGGATCGTCGGACTTGAGCCGGTCGCGGTCGATCACCTCGACTTTGTGCAACCACGCGGCGTCGTCCTGTTCCTCTCGGAACGCCTTCTCACGGAACTGTCCGCGTTTGAGCGCGACTAGCTTTCGACCGTTCGGGTCGGTGATGAGGTCGGCGCCCCGCAGCATGTCGGTCAGCACGTTGACTGCCTGCGCTTTGTCGGCCTTGGCGGACTTCTCGGCGTCGAGCGCCGCCCGGTAATCGGCGACCACCGACTCGACCTCGAACACGGCGTCGTTGTCGAGCACCTCGACCGCGTCATAGCGCCGCGGCCACCGCGCGGCGATCGCCTCGGCCGTCGCGTCGGATCCATCGATCGGTGGAGCGACGTCGGGGACGATGTAGCTATCCCAGAGGTGCTGTTCGGCGGCGTTGATGGTGTCGATCAGTTCGTCGTCGCGTGGAATGTATTCCCAGCGCAGACGATTGCCGCCGACCAGGCCAGCCACGTAAGCGCCATCCGCGCCGGTGACGGCCATGCCGTGCTGAACCTGCAGCTCGGCATGGTCGGGCACCTGGTCGTCCCAGTCGTAGGCGAGCCACGCGCTGGCGTTCTTGATCTCCACGAGCGCGTTCTCGGACAGGATCAGACCGTCGGGGTTGTAGAGCTGCCACGGCCGGGCGAGCGACCGCAGCGTCGGGCACTCGATGATTTCGACGCCGAGCCGCCGTGCCAGCTCGGTTCGGATCACCGGCTCGAGCAGCGTGCCCCACATCATGGCCTCGGTCTCGTCGACCGGTCGCGACTTGCCGGTCTTGTCGGCCCACACCGAGAACGGTGACCCGTACTTGCCCATGCCGAGCACGGCCGAGCAGTCCGACGACCCGATGCCCGTGCGCCTCAGTTCGAGCCACTCGTCACGGTCCTTGTAGTGGCCGGCCAGCTCGGCGTGCGCAGCCCAGAACGGTTCGGCGCTCATCGGCGACCACCGATCTCGTCGCGGGCGTCGTCGCGGTCACCGACCACACCGAGGCCGCGGCGCGACGCATCCACCGCAGCGGCGCGCTCCGTCTCGCTCATCGTGTGCGTGGCTCGCCGCCACTCGTCGATCTCGTACTCGTAGGCCATCACGCAGGTTTCCTTGTCAGTTGGGGTTTGCGCATCGGGGCCACGACGCCCAGGCGGGGCAGCACGGCGGGGATGCAGATAGGGCAGAACTTGTCGATCACCTGGAACAGGTTGGGGTTGCCGCTGAACGACCAGTAGTTGCCGCAGCGTTGGCATTTCACGCCGTTCATGCCGACCCGGCCGCGTAACGCTCGGCGCTGACGAACGAGTGCGCGATGCTGCACCGATCGCATGGCGGGGTTTTGTCGCTGAGGTGTTTGCGGTAGCCGCGTTCGGTGCCGTGCTCGTGACCGATATATTCGGCGGTCGGTGATGCGCCCACGTTTTTCTTCATCTGGACTTCGCCGCCCCACACGCCGCGATATTCGTTGGCGCCCCGTGCCCGGCAGCTCGCGGCGACGGGGCATCCGGCGCAGATCTGTTGGGCGAGTTCGCGGGTGCGGCCGTTGAACCAAATTTCGGGGTCGTAGCCGAGGCACGCGGCCCGGTCCATCCAATTGAGCGCGGCGGTCACTGTGCACCGCCCGCGCCGCTGGGCATCGCGATCGTCAGCATGCCGATCTTCGTGTCGCCGGTGCCCGGCCCGGGCGTCGCCATCTTGACGTTGTTGAACACGAGGCACTCGACTCCATTGCGCTCGTGGATTTCCATCCGGCCGAGGAACCGCCCCGTGGGGCGCAGCTCGTTGCGTAGCCGGTGCCGGATCGCGTAGACGCTCGGGCGTCCCTCGGCGGGCCAGTGACGGCCGTTGCGGCGCTTGATCATCGGATCACCGCCTCGACCTGCTCGGCGCGCAGCACCAACTCGGCGAGGTACCGCACCCACGCCTCGGCCTCGGCAGCGGTGTCGACGCGCGGGTAGGTCATCGGCTCGGGCAGGTCTCGCGGTGAGGTGATCACCGCGAGCTGCCACATGTACCGTTCGCCGCGCTGCGTGTAGTCGCGCACCTCGAGTGCCATTGCGAGCGTGCCGTTTTTCTCGTCGCGCGCCCGGATCCGGCCGAGTCCCGAGGTCGAAACGTCGCGGCTGATCGTGATGATGCTCATCGGATCGTCACCACCAGGCCGCGTGCGCGGTTCTCGTGCTCCTGTGCCGCAGCCTGGGCGCGGTGCTCGCTGGCGTAGTGACCGCCCCGGCAGCCGTTCGAGCACACCGGCTGAAACGTGAACCCGAAGATCGGGGCGTAACGGGGCTGCACATGAACGGTATGCACACCGCCCCAATTCGATTGAGCCATCAGTTCTCCTGTTTGGTGAATCGGCCACGGGCGTCGCGGTTCTGCGCGATGTCGACCTGTACCCAGCGACCGGACTGGATCGAACCGATCCGGCCCTTGCGGTTGACCACGTGCAGATCGCCGCGATGATCGATGCGGTAGTCAGATGCGTTGCGGTACAGAACCGGTGCGCCGTAGGTGGTTTTGACGATGACCGCCATCAGTTGCCGCCGATCAGACCATCGACGTACTCGGGGCAGTAGGCGGCGCTCGCCGCGCCGACGAGATAGGACGAATCATCTAGTGACAGTTCGGTTCCCTGCGCGATCGCCATCGCGGCTGCGACGACGTCGCCATCGGCCTCGGCGAGCACATCGCACACCGCATGCCCTGCGGTGATCGCGTCGGGCTCGCTGGTGTAGGTGATGCCCCGGTCGTCGAGCGTGAGAATGAACGCCCGGTCGACGATCTCCTGCTCGCTCATCGCCGGGGCGCCAGCCGCCGAGTGCGACTCGGCGGCAGTCGGGGTGCCCTCGACGGTGCTGCTGCAGCCGGTCAGCAGACCGACGCCGAGGATCGCGACGGCGATCAGCACGGGCGCCCACACCCAGTCGCGCAGGCGCACCGGCTGGTGCCTCTTAGCGTCCTCGGCGGCCTGGCGGGCGTCGGCGGGTGTCCAGATCGGGCGGGCGTTGTTGGGTACGCTGTTGTTGCTCACAATTGCCTTCTTTCTTGTGGGTGAAGGCCCCGTCCGTTGCAGCGGCGCGGGGCCGCTTACTACTTGGGTGTGATGTGGAAATCGGCCAGCAGAGCGCTGGCGATGAGATCGGCGCATTCGATGTCATCCACCTCGTTGGGGATGGATGCGAATGTCGCGGTGATGTGCGCGGCCAGGTCGGCGTGACCGGCCTGCATCGGCATCGGCGGCGCGGGCAGCTCGGCGCCCGGGTCGGATCCGGGGATGTAGTACGGCGAATCGGGGCACTTGTGGAGTCGCTGCCCGTACTCGCCCGCGGTGCACACTCGGCACTTCGATGGCGCCTCTTGCACCTCGAACTCGGCCTCGTCGTCGGCCAGCGCGTCGGCTGCGGCGGTCACCGCGTCGTCGTAGGTGAACCCGTAGTCACGGTTCAGCGCGTTCGCCATCGCGCGGCGTTCCATCTCCTCGAGCGGGCCGAGGATCAGCCGGCCGAACCCGGCCAGCCCGCGGTGGATGGCTTCGTTCGCGGCGGCGTTGAGCCGCGCAGGCAGGGTCACCACGCGAGCACCAGCGTCAGCACCAACGTGATCGACAGACCGCAGGCCAGCGCGCCGAGGGTGAACCCGGCCCACCAGTCAGCCCAGTCGGTGATGAGGCCCGCCGGGGAGGGCACCGTGCGGGGGACTCCGGCGCTCACCTCCCCGGCGGTGTGCATGCGCCGACACGTCGCGTCGCATGCCACGGGCGGGTGATCGCACTGCGGGGCGTCCGAGCGGATCAGGTCGAGGTCGTCGAGGTCGAGGAACTCGTCAGTGAGGCCGGCGTCGGTCAGCCCGGACGCGTCGAGGCGTTCGCTCATCGAGCACCGCCGCACGCCGCCGCGATGCCCTCGGCCAGTCCGTCGCGCAGCTCGCGCAACTCTTCGAGTTCGGCCTCCAGCTCGTCGACCTGTGCCTTCAGCTCGTCGCGCTCGTCGCGCACTTGCTCGGCGTCGGCCGCGTAGTGCTGGATCTCGGTGGCCAGCGCGACATTCACCGACGACACGTGCCTCAGTAACCCCGCGAGATTCTCGATCACCGCCCGGTCGTCATCCGACGACACGGCGGTGTATGCGCGGTCGATCAGGCGAGCCAGGCCCTTCGCTGCCGCCTTCGCATCTGTGGCCACATCATCCGTTGGCATCAGCACTCCCCTCCTCGTGTTCGGAAATGAATCGGTTGACCTCGACTCGGGTCACCAGACGGCGGGCACCGACCTGGACCCACCGAAGCTCGCCCCGCTTGAACAGCTCGTAGACGGTGGTTCGGCCCACCCGCAGCACATCGGCGGTCTCGGGGACCGTCAGCAGCACCTTCTCCGCGATCGCCGTCACGCCGACCTCGCCTCGTCGCACTCTGCGTCCGGCCAGGTGATGCGGCTCGATCGCTCGACAATCGCTGTCGCGCCGTAGGATTCGAGCAGGTCGGCCCGCTTCTTCGCCGTCGAATAGCTGCCGTAGACCTTGTTCGTCACCGGCCATACGAATTCGTCGGTGCCCATGATCTGGGTGTAGTTGCCGACCGGCCGCCAGCCCGGAGGACGCCAGCCCGGGGTGGGTGCCCAGACATCTGCGGCCTCGTCGATGCACTCGAAAGCGCCTTCGGGATAACGGATCACGCGCACCCGGTACAGATAGTCGCCGGAGAACTTCATGCCGGTTCACCGCTTCGCAGCTCGCGCGGCAGCTCCAGAGTCCCGTGATCGGCGACGTACTTGGTGATGCGCTTCCACGCGTAGTCCTGGCCGGCCGGCGTCAGCTTCCCGACCGCGTAGGCGTAGCCGTTGCGCGCAACATCCTTGTGGGTGAACGCCAGACCGCGCTTGATGGCCTCGGCGGTCGCGTGCCCGGTGTCGGTGCGCTCGCCACGGATGAACAACCCGATGTGGCCGAGGAACCGGACCACGTCGGCCTGCTTGATGACGATGTTCCGCTTGGCTCCCCACGCCTGGACCTCGCGCGCGAACTCCTGACGGTGAACATCGGAATCCGAGCCGGTGTGCGCCTCAGCCTTCGCGACCAGCGGCGCGTCCCGCTCGATCGCCGCGGCCAACATCTTCTTCTCGGCCTCGACGGCCACGAGCTTGCGCGCGGTGTCCGCGAACATCTCCGTCATCGCCAGCAGCCCTTCAGGGGTGGTGATGTCCGGAATGGCGGGCTGCGCGATCTCGGCCTCACGGGCCTTCACCGCGAAGTAGGTCTGCGCGGCGGCGACCTCGGGCTTGGACGGCTGGCCATTCATCGCGACGAGGTAGGCGGCGAATCGGGTGACCAGGTAGTCGGTCTGCGGCCTGCCGCCGGACTTTTCAACCGTTTGGGTGAAAAGGGTTCGGACGTTGAAGCCCTCGTTGTGAGCAGCCTGCTTGGCCCTCTCGATGATGGGCTCAAATTTCTGCCAGGACGAGTAGCCCATCTGCTGCATCAGCCAGCGCAGGGACCACCGATCCTCGCCCCCCTGGGGACACGGGATGCGCCCCGCCTCAAACGGCGACCGGTCGTCTGCTGTAGAGTCGATATCCGACACGAGATTTCCCTTCTGTCGACGCCCCCGCCCCTTCTCGGCGGGGGTTCTTTTTTGGCCGGGTGTGACCGACGCGCTACGCGACTTCTTCGGCGGCGCGGGCGGTGGTGATGGCTGCGAGCGGGACGCCCAGGGTGTCCGCTATTCGGCGGGCCATCTCTGGGGTCAGGCGCTTGCGGCCGGCCTCGATGTTCGACATATGCGGGTGGGTCGTTCCGACCGCGACGGCGAACTTGCCGAGTTTCCATCCGTACGCCTCGCGGAGCGCTTTGACCGTCGCTCCGACCCGTACGGGATCGTCGTTCCTATCCACGTTTCACACAGTAGGAACGAACAGGAACAGTGTCAAGAACTGACCGGAAACGTGTGCGGAATCAACCGGTTTTTGCACGTCAGAGTGGAACCACTTTCCTGTAGTTACAGGAATGGGTTTCCGGTATCAAGATCATTGGGAACGGAAAGAACCACTAGATGTTTCCGAACGTTTCCTGCACCATGTTGGACATGACCGGCATGGACTGGAAACGAGTCGGTGAACACGTCGTCCAACGACGCACCGAACTCGGTATGCGCACCACCAAGGCATTCGCGGAACGGGTGGGACTCACCCCGCGCATGCTGGGTGATCTTGAGAACGGCCGCCGGGACAACTACGCGGCCTCCACGCTCGCCAGCATCGAGATGGCGCTCGAGTGGTACCCCGGCAGCATCAAGAACATCGCGAAGGGTGGCGAGCCGTCGCCACGGGCAAGCTTCGCCGAGCGTCACGACAGACCGGCACCCGCCGGCGCGCTCGACGACGCGATATCGGAAGCGATACGAGCCGTCAGCGGCCTGTCCCTGGCGGCCACGAACGTGCGAGATACAACGCTCGCAAGACAATCCGCAGAGTTTCTAGTGGTCCTCACTGACGCTCACGCGAATTCCTACAACGCCCAATTCGGCACTACACAGAAACAACCGGAGGGAGATCAAGATGACATGGAAACTGCGGCGCAACCGGATGCATCGGCGGAAGGCCACCAAGACCAGGAGGTAGAGCTCGGCGGTGATGAGGAGGTAGTCAGGTTGCCCTCAAGCGCCGAGTCGCCGCCGAAGCCGCGGCGACGCAAAGCATCCGAGGTTCAGGACCGGATTCCGCGACCGGCGAAGTTGGGTAAGCGCAGCAAGGACGCTTCGAGCTTCGATCAATGACCATTCGGTCGGAGGTAACGCGTCCATCTCCGCGTGGATCAAATCGAATGTGGCACTTAGCTCGTCGTCCATCGAAAGCGTCCCCCTCTAGATACTGCGCAACCTGCTTATAGGTAGGCAGACTAGATGGATACTCCGACAAATTATTTACGACCCAGCTAACTACATTCGTGTGATTTCACAAGCAACCTTGCCCCGTATGTCAGTGGCGAACACCGCCAAGTTAGCGATTTCAGCAAAACAGCGGGGGGGGGGCGTCCAGGCTGATTCTCTTCCCCTGCCCATCCGCAGATGCAGGCCCGAAATCGGCAGCAAACGTTGAGTTTTCCTACACTCGCGTCCTGCATGCGGCGCCTGCCGAAATACGCATTGCTCGCCAATTCCGAGCAAATATCACCCGAAAGGACGAGCCGATGGCTGAACGCCGGCAACTGCCCCCGCAGATCAAACGCATTGAACTGGCGTCGCGCCGCGGCGGCCGGCCGGTCGTGCGCTACCAGCTCACCGTCGATGTCGGCGTGGTCGACGGGAAACGCAGACGCATGCGCAGACGGTTCGACACTGAGAAAGAGGCCCGCGACGCGCTGGCCCAGATCCGCGGACAGGTCGCGCAAGGCACCTATGTGCACCCCACTCAGCGGACGGTCCGCGAGGCGTGCGACGACTGGCTGGCGGGGAAGCGGGCCGCCAACCGCGCGGAGTCCACCGTCGACGGCTACGAGGAGAAGCTGACGGTCGTGCTCGACCAGCTCGGCGAGATCGAGGTTCAGAAGCTCACCAAGCGCCACCTCGACGACCTGGTGACGGCACTGCGCACAGGCGGGCTTCCGTCCCCCGCCGGGAATCCGCGCAAGCCTTGGTCTCCGCGGTCGGTCAACTACCTGCTCGGCCTGCTGGTATCGGTCCTGGAGTCTGAACAGAAACAGGGCCACACGGTGCGCAACGTTGCCGCACTGGTCGACCGGATCGAGGCCAACCCAGCGCCGCCCGATCCGCTTACCGAGGGTGAGGTAGAGGTGCTGCTGGCGCACGTCGACGGCGACCGGTACGCGATCGCGTGGGAGCTCGCCCTGGCAGGGTTGCGCCTCGCCGAGATCAGCGGTCTGCGATGGTGCGATGTCGACCTCGACGCGAGAACGGTCACGGTGCAAAACACGCGCCTGCAGCGCGGCAAGAAGACGATCGAAAAGACCCCCAAGTCGCGGGCTGGTCGGCGAGAGCTGCCACTGCCAGACGACCTGTTCGCAGCGTTCAAGGCCGCTCGCAAGACCCAGGCCGCCGACCAGCTGCGGCTCGGCGAAGCGTACGAGGCGAGTGGCTACGTGGTGGTGAACGAGGCCGGTGCCCCGTTGACACCGAACGCGATCGAGAACCGATGGGCGCGGATGTTGCAGGCGGCCGGTCTGCGGCACGTCCGGTTGCACGATGCCCGTCATACGTGCGGGACGCTTATGCATCTGCGCGGGGTGCCCACTGCGCTGATCTCGGCGTGGCTCGGTCACGCGTCGAAGGCGTTCACGCTGCAGACGTATGTGAACCCCAAGCCCGAGTCCTTGACCATCGCGGCGCAGAGTTTCGCGCGAGTTGGCACAATTCGGCACAATACCGGCCCCTAAACGCAGAACAGGCCCCCTCGAAAGGGGGCCTGACCTGGGTGGCAGGTGCAGGATTCGAACCTGCGTAGGCGTAAGCCGACGGATTTACAGTCCGTGGAATAGCGTTCGAGCATGTCCAGCGGCGTTCGCGAGTGCGGCCGTGAACTGCGTAAACGGTTCGGGGGTGTTCGGCCTTGTTCGCCCGAGTTCGGCGCGAGTTGTCACAACTCTGGCACAACCAGCCCGTCGTTTAGGCGCTCATGGCAGAGAACGGTATTCCACCATTAGCGGCTGGCATTAATATGCCGACCATGTCAGCCGCACCGCCTCAGCCGCCCGCGGGTTGGTACCCCGATCCTGAAGGGGCCCCGACGCAGCGCTACTTCGATGGCAAGAAGTGGACAGACCAGCTCGCCCCGCTGGCGGCGCCGGCCCGAGCCGACGATGGGTACTCCACGAAGTCATCGGCGGTCGCTGGCCTGCTTCAGCTATTTCTCGGATGGTTCGGCCTGGGCCGGTTCTACATCGGAGACACCACCATCGGCATCATCCAGCTGGTCCTGGGCATCTTCGGGTGGATAACCACGTTCATTTTCATCGGCTGGGTAATCCTGTTCATCCTCAGCGTGTGGGTGGTCATCGAAGGCATCTGCATGCTCGCAGGCGTGATACCAGACCATCAGGGCCGCAAGCTTCGCTAGAACGCCTTGTCGGTCGCGCGATCGGCATACTCACACCTGCCAGCGAAAGTATGCTCCCGGCATGGGCGGGGAGTTTGCGGAAGCTTCGGAGCCAACCGAGCTCTCGGGCGTAGCCGACGCCGACGCCGATACGATGGCGGCATACGCCTGGTCGCTCGACGATGGAGCCGACGAGCTGCCACCACCGAGCAGGCGCGCCGCGGTCATCACAGCTGCCGCGGTGGTCGTCAGCGTGTCTCTCGCGGCCGTGACTGTGTCCCTGGGGTTGCGGCACCTCGACCGAGCGCCAGCACCGGCCCCGATCGAGGTGGCCGCGGCGCCGACCACGACGACGATCGTCAGCACCACACCGGCCGCCGCGCCCCCGCCGCCGCCGGTCACGGTGACCACGGTCGTAGTGCAGGAACCCGCACCGCCGCCGGCGGCCAGGCCACCGATTCCGGCCCTTACCGTCGCCGACTATGACGCCCGCTATCTCGCCGAGCTGCAGCGCCGAGGCGTCGTGGTGACGAACCCTGCAATCGCCACGCACGACGCGCACCTGGTGTGCGCGGCGTTGCAGAAGGGAACGCCGCAGGCCGAGGTCGACCAGGCCTACGCGCAGGAGACCGGCCAGACCATTTTCGCGGCGCACGCGATCACCACGCTCGCAATGCTGGTCTATCCCAACTGCCCTTGAACGCCAAAGAGGCCCGCCCCCGGCACTGGAGAGTCGTGTGCCGAGAGCAGGCCTCTGTTCGAGCCTATCGGTATTACAGCAGTGCGACGTACACCAGCAGCGCCACGCACATGCCGACGATCGCCGACATGGTGACCGTGCGGTAGCACTCCAGCTGCGGATCAGTCATCAGTCCGCGTCGGTGCCGTATCGGGCGCGGCGGGCCGCCTGGATGGCTGCCCGCACGTTGGCGGTCTCGCTGGCACCGGCCGGCACCAACGGGATCAGTTCAGTCACTGCGTCGATCAGTCGGTCGATCGACTCGTCGCGGCGCGCGAGCGCGGCCTCACACCGTCGGCAGCGCTGATCGATTTCCTTGTATGCCTCGGTGCGGGTCTCGTTGAGCAGCTTCGACCACTTGCCGGTTGCCTCGGCGAGCAGGTTGTCGCGCTCGACCTCTTCGCGTTCGGCCGCGTTCTCGACCTGCTTGGCGAGGGCCTTGGTGTGGCGCCGGTTCATGACCGCAATGATCAACGAGACCACCGCACCGGCGATGCCCGACGACAGGATCGCCGGCCCCCACGTGCTCACTCGCGGGCCTGCTCGGTCGACAGGACGACCGCACGCCGGAACCGGTGCATCGTGCGCAGGATCTGCCCCGACCGCAGCAGCGCGGCCATCGAGATCGCCGCAGTGATCGTCATGCCGAGGCCGAGCCCGTCAGACAGCCCGTAGCGCTGCCAGGTGATGAACGCGTAGTAGCCGAACACCGAGGCGGCCAGTGATTGCCCTGCGAACTCGACACCGAGCCGCAGCCAACCGTCGCGAACCCAGGTGGCGAATAGGCAGAAGCTGCACGCGATGACCGTCTGCACGTTGAGCCACACCGACATGCGGCCCGACTCATCTGCCAGCGAGCTCGTCGGCAGCGGCCCGATGAACAACTGCGACGCGGCGAGCACCAGCAGGCCGGCGCAGATGCACCACTGCCACGGGTGCCGCGACTTGCGCGGCTTCGGTAGGACTGCCACCGCGATCGGTGGCAGTTCGCGATGGCTCACAGTTCGTCGGCCGCGTCGATCAGCGGCGCGTTCTTGAACAGGAACACGCCGAGTGCGGTAGCGGCGCCGATCACCCACGTGATCGGACCGGACCAACTTTCGGGGATCAGACCGGTGAACTCCTCGAGGAAGCTCGTTCCGAGCAGTGCGACGGCGCCGGTCGCGGCGGCGATCGCCTTGCGGATCTGGCTCGGTGTGTACTTGCCAATTTTCATGAGACCTCCGAATATGCGAAAACCCCCGGCAGCGCCGAGGGTTTCGAGGGTTTGAACAGCGCAGGGGCGGGGCTTGAGAGGACACATCGGTTGGTTACGTCACCGGTACATACCTCGATCGGGTATCTCGTAGGCGTTCCTAGCGGCCCCGGCCCTGTGCTGTTGTGAACACGAAACTATCCTATATTCTGTTGTGGCGCAACAGTTTTCGTGATCAGCGCCGGAATGCGGCGACCACGTCGTAGCCGACCTGAATGCCGGTGCGGCCGTTGAACTCGGGCTTCGACAGGTGGTACTCACCGTGCGCCTGCAGGCCCGGCAGCGCGGCCAGCAGCTTGACCAGCTCGCCGAGGTTGGTCAGCACACCACGCACCGACAACAGCTCGACGAGTTCAGGGTTCGGCTTGTCCTTGGCGCCGAGCACACCGCCGAGCACCGAGCCGAGCACACCAGCACCCGCGCCAGTCAGCCCGGCCAGCAGCGGCAGCGCCGCGGGGTTCGCCAGGCCGCCACCGAGGAACGGGGCCACCAGGTTCAGCAGCGCGGGCACGATGATCTGCGCCGAGTACACGACGAACGGCAGCTCGGTCTCGGCGCGGATGAACCACTCATAGAACAGCGGGCGGATCTCGTCGTTCGCCTCGGCGTAGAAGTCGCCGCGCGTGGTGACGTTGGTGATCAGCCGCAGCAGCCACGCGGGCCTGGTCTTGCGGGCGATACCGGTCTTGTCCTTCGACGGGTTACCGAACTGGATCACGCCGTTCAGCCGGTCGCGGATCAGCTCGAACTCGCCGCCGTCACCGAACAGATGCTCGAGTGCGTCCTCGAACCCGTCGGCGGACTGCGAGTAGCCCGATACCCAGATCTCGACGTCGACGCGGGCGTTGCGGTCGAGGCGCCGCGCTTCCATCGCGGCGATCACATCGGGGTTGGTGCGCAGCAGCCGGCCGAACTCGGCTGCCTGCGCCCCGGTCACGTCGAGGTAGGAGAACGCCGGATCGCCGCCCATGAGCCCGAGGTAACCGCCGATCGGGTACCCGACCGGCTGGTGATTGAGCTTCAGGATCTTGCGGCACAACTCGCCGAGCTCGAACGCCGGACCGACATTCCACGGGGCGCCCGAACCGGGCGCGGTGTAGATCCAGATCGGGCGGCGTTCCTCGTCCGGCTGCGCGCCGGCGTAACCGACGATCGCGGCGGTCGCCTCGTCGAACACGCCCGTGATCGCGATCGCGTGGCCGGCCGCGACGAGGCGGCGCTGCATTTCGCGCGTGAACTCGGCGTCGCTGTAGCCGTAGTAGCCGTCGACCGGGCCCATGAGCACGGCGTAGGACTCGGCGTAGTCGCGGGCCCAGTGCTGCCAGTGCGTGACGTCGTCGCCGCGGGCGTCGGATGAGCCGACCTTGAGCGGCAGCCGCGCGGTCATGACGCCGCCTTGTGCAGGTCGGCGATAGCCTCGACGAGGTACTTGCCGCGGTCGCCGGTCTTGCCGAGCAGCTCGGGCCAGCCCTTGGCCTGCGGGCCGAACAGCTGCTCCCACACCTGCTTGAGCATCTCGTCGCTCGATGGGTAGGCGAACCCCTGCGGGGCCGGCGGGGGCGGCGTGATCGCACCGAGCGGCACGTAGCCGTGCTCAACGAGCTTGGCCAGGGTGACCGGCCCGACCATGCCGTCGGCCGCGACACCGACGCGGCGCTGGAACTCGCGCACCACGCCCTCGGTGAGCGGCCCGAAATCGCCGTCGACGTCGAGCTTGCTGTAGCCGCCGAAGTTGTCATTGAGGAACTGCTGCAAGCTGCGGACCCGGTCGTTGTTGTCGCCGAGTTGGGCGTAGAGGTTCTCGGCCGGCGTCGGGGCCGGGGTGGTGCCGCCACCGGTGCCGCCGCGTCGGAACGTCGAGAACCCGTCGGCGCGGATCTTGCGCTTGATGAAATCGTTGCACTTCGCCTGGTTGTTGTAGGTGTTGTAACCCATCTGAAAGTGCATCGAATCCTTGGGCGAATTCCAGTCGTTGCCCCAGAACATCGTGCCTTCGTAGAACGCGAGCAGCTCACGTGTGGCGGCGATCTCGGCTTGCGTGAACCCGTCGTATGCCTTGCCCATCGGGTGATCCGACCAGTTCAGATCCATTGCGGTGCCGCCGAGGTGGTTCGACGTGGCGACGCTGTTGGTCGGTGTCCAGCCGCCCTCGTCGGTGCCGCCGCGCGCGTTGTAGAGCGACTCAACGTAGGCGTGGAAATCGGCGGCGAACGCCTTCATGATGCGGCTCGGGATACCGCGCTGCAGCGGAATCACGATGCTCGTGCCGGGCACCGGGCTGCGGTCGAGCAGCTCGGGGCCGCACGCGGGCCAGCCGTTTTCGGTCATGCGGGAATTCCTTTCGGGCATAACAAAACCCCGCGCCAGTCGGGCTGCGGGGTCGAGGTCGGGGTAGGTCAGAAATGGAACAGGGGCTCGCCCTCGATGATCTCGTCGATCGGCCACCAACCACGGATGAACGCGACGTGCGCCAGGGCCATGACCGCGAGGCCGATGAGCAGCCCGCCACCGATCGCGCCGACCATCGGGAAAGGCTTCTCGATACCGAACACGGTGTAGTTGTCCGGGTGATCCATCACTCGCCTCGGTACTTGAACCGCGGGGTGATCTGCACCTGCGCCTCTTGGCTACCGTCGTTGATCACCAGCGACACCGGCAGTTCCTCGGTGCGCAGAAGCGTTGAGCCGTCGTGAATTCCGTACCGGTCGATGGTCGTACCGTTCGATACGGTGCCGCCCGGAATCGTGACTGTGACTGTCGAGCCGGTCACCTGAGCCTTGTCGACGCCCCCCTCGGTGATGTCGGCAGCTGTACCCCAGGTGGTGTCGGCGAACACGGTACCGACGCGCGTCGAACCGGCGTAGAGCCCAATTCGGTTGCCGAGTGCGGTGATTGCCGATGCGCATGCCCGTCGGTGTGCGGCTTGATATTCAGACATATAGGGTTCTCCCTGTTGTTGTGATTACTGGCTGCCCACGACTTTTCAGAACCGCACTTACGCGTCCAGTTCCCACGCCGACCAACTGACGCGCGGCGCATAGCAGAGCGCAACGTTATGTAGCGCACCGTCCTGCCCCTGCGTATCTACATAGATCGGGAGCGTGAGCAGCGCCACCTCACGGCCATACTCGCCGCTGCCCACCAGGCCGAGCCGGAACGCGTTCCCGTTCTCGTCGGCCGGCACATCTCCGAAGATTGCGAACGAATAGTCCTCGACAGAACCCGGCAGCGCAGCAACCTCTTCCGGCGACGCCACCGTCCAAGACACCGGGTCTGTGTAGAGAATCGCGAAACGCACACTCTCGGGATCGGAGTTCAATCCAACGTTCATCAGGTACGCCTGCAGAATGAGCGGTGGCGGCGCGTCGCCTACCCCACGTAGCCCGTACTGAATGTTCGGGTACCACGTGTCTGGATCTCCAGTGCCCGTGACCTTCACGCCCTTGACGCTGAAGTAGAAGGCGAATTCGTAGTCCTCGGCGTTGGTGGGGTTACTCAAATTTGGTGCCTTTCACGATCGTTCGAGTTACTGGTAGCAGTAGAACCAGGCCCGTCCACGGCCCCCGGTTGCACCTGACTGAAAGGTTGTGATCGCAGCGGACCCACCGCCGCCAGGCACCGCACCCGCAGTGACAGGTGAAACTTCCCCGCCACCCGTGTATGTCTGCCCTGTGACGGTCTGCGTCAGTGGACTCACGGCGCGGCCGTTAGGGGCGAGAGCGTTCTGGCCGCCGAGTCCGCCAGTTGCCACCCCCGACCACCCATCGGTCGCGGCAGTCGATGATCCGCCGGTCTGGCCACGCGCCGGGGAGAACCCAGAGGCGCTGCCAGCGCCACCCGCGCCGACCGAGCCCGTGATAGTGCGGGCAGTCCACGGAATGTGCACGCCGCGCTCCAGCGTGTAGACGGCCCAGTTGCCGCCCCAGCCGCCCTCGCCCCACGAACCGATATTGATCATTCCGCGACCACCGCCACCACCGCCGAGCAGGATCACGTCGATGTAGCGGCACCAGACCGGAATAGTGAACGTGTAGGCGCCCGCCGTGGTGAACGCGGCTGCCAGCGCGGCGTGAGGGGCGAAACCCGCCGTCGCGGTGTCCGCACCGATGCCCTGATCGACGACCGTGCCGATCGGGATGAGCAGCACTGCGACGTCGGCGCCGCACGCCTGGTCACCGGTCACGATCAGCGGCCTGACCAGACCGCTATCCGCGCCGAGCCCGAGACCGGTGCCGAACACACCGGGCAGCGCTAGATCGGATCCGACGCCGCGATCAGCGCCGAGCACACCCGGCAGCGCAAGGTCAGTACCCACGCCCTGGTCGCCGAGCAGCAGACCCGGCAGCGACACAGCCGCGCCATCGGTACCAACACCGCGATCGAGTGCCGCGATCTCGGGCACCAGTAGCGCCGAGTCGGTGCCGATACCCTCGTCGCCGGTGTTGAACCGCCAGCGCGGGAACCAGGCCGGTCCGTGTTGTGTCGGCTCGGGTTCCGGTGGTTCGGGAAACCAAGCCGGTTGGTGGGTCAGCTCCGGGATGACCGGAGGGTACGACCAGGCCATCTAGGCCAGCTCGTAGCCGCAGTGAGCCAACGCCTGCTCAAAGCTGCGGCAGCCCTCGATCTTGGCGAGCGCCGTCATACCGTTCGCCGGGTCGCCATCGGCGTCGAGCACCACGGCGTTCTCGTCGGCGAGAAACACGTCCACCGTGGTGGGCATGTGCGACTTCGCCACTGGCACGACTATCCCGAGCGTTTCGGCGAGCGTTCCCATCGAGTCGAGCGCTGGCATGGTAATCAGCAGATACCTACCGTCCGAACACCGGTAGTGGTTCGTGACGGGGCAGAACTGTGAAAGTGCCTCAGCCACCAGAGTTGCGGTGCCCATTGTTCCCCCTACCTGTAGAAGAGCCACACGACGCCAGCGGCACCAGGACCACCAGATCCGGCCGTGCCGCCCAGAACGCCGGAACCGTTGCCGCCGGCGCCGCCTGCGCCGCCTGGGTATCCGCCCGCGCCTCCATTGCCACCCGAGCCGCCTGTGAAGCCGAAGCTGCGGCCGCCACCGCCACCACCGCCACCGCCACCGCCGCACTTCGTCAGTGCGCCAGCGGAAACCGTGCCGCCAGTACCGCCGCTGCCGCCCGTGGCCGTACCGCTGCTCGAACCGGACGCCGCGTTGCCGCCCGTGCCACCTGCCGCCAGGCCAGAGGGAGACCCGGCCGTACCTGCCGTCGCTGAATGTCCAGCCGGGGGATCATCGGGGTTGTAGGCCATGCCGCCCGTGCCGCCATTGCCCGGAACAGAGTTCGTCTGGGACAGTCCGAACGCTGTTGCGATGCCACCTGGCGATCCGTGCGCCGGTGACTCGACGATCACGGTGCCGCTGTGAGGCGAGGCGTTGGCCTCGCGGATATATGAGCGTTGCCCTGCGGTCCCGACCGCGATGTCGAAAGCTGCTGGCAGGGTTGTCACGTCGAGGGTCTGCGCGAGATACGAGCCATGCAGGCCACCCGGCCTGACGCTGGTCCCGGTGTTGTTGAATCCCGCTGGCCCGTTCTCCCCACCGCCGACAACCACGGCGATCATCTCGATAAGGCCGTCGGGCCGTTGCCATCCTGCTTCCGACGAGGTGAACGTCGACACGGTGTAGCCGCTGATAACGGCGTCCTTGATCGCCTCGATTGTCTGTGCGACTTCGGTTGCCGTACCTGTGCCGCTGTTGCCGCCGAACCACGAGTCGAAAATGCCTTTGAAGCCGCCCACCACGTCGTTGGTCAGGTCGGTCAGACCTTCCACTGCATCAGCCGCGACCTGCCCGACAAGGTTGCTCGCGTCGAGTTTGCCGCTGCTGTTGAGGTTTTGAGTCTTACCGGCGATGCTGTTCCACCAGTCTTTAACCGCCTGCACGATCGAGTTCACCGGCGTCACGACCACGCCGTCGAACACCTCGCCGATCTGGTTGAGCGTGGTCTCTAGGTTGCCGAGCGCCGTCGGCAGACCGGTCACGAGGTCTTGCCCGATCTCACCAAGCACCGCAGCGGGATTCGTCAGCAAGTTACCCGCCAACTCGCCGAGGTCGGCGAGCGCTGTTGCCGCGTCATCGAACCCCTGCTGCGCCCGGTCACGAATCCACTCGATCTCGTCGGACAGGTCGAAAATGTCATCGAGCAGGTTGCCCGACGGGTCGATTCCGAGCGCAGCAAGCGCCGACTCCACCCACGTCCGAACGAAATTCAGAAGCGACGCGAGGTCTTCGGGCAGATCCTTGGTGAACGCCTGCGGGATCTTCTCGGTCGACTGCAGGAAAACGTTGTCCCACTTGACGCGGCCAGCGGTCCCCTCGTCGGAGGTCACCAGCTGCAAACCGACATGCGTGACACCCGTTGCCGGAACAGTGTATTCCGCCCACGAGTTCAGGTCGTCCCAGTCCCACGTGCCTTCGGGCGATTCATCGCTCGCCATCCACACCGGTTCGCCCGCCTCGGTGCCGTTGTAGGGCACGAGCTCGATGCGGATCGCGTTCGATTCCGGCGCCGCCTCGACGTCGATGTATTTCACCTTTGAGCCAGCCTTGAGCACCCAACCGGGCGCCACGCGCACCGGCTCGGTTGCCAGCAGGTGCCATTGCCCGTCGAGGTCGACCACGGCGCAGCCGAGGGGCGTTGTGGCGCCGTCGTCCGGGTCGTGCTCGTAGCCCGAGCCCTCGACGATCGTCACCGCGTCGTCGAACCCGCCCTCGAGTAGCAGCGTGATCCGCTCGTCGGTCAGCATGCCGATCGGCAGCGGCCCGAACAGCGCGGGCACGATCCGCGAGATGATATTGAGGAACGGCTGCACGACCGTCCGCACGAACTCGCGGGCCGCGACCTGCGGGTCGAAATCGGGCGCGGTGAAATCGATGTCGCCGAAAAACTGTTGCGCTCCCGAGATGAAATCGGTGATGAACGGCAGGTCGATGCCCTCGCCGTCGTCAAGAGACGCGATGAACGCCTCCCACGATGACAGGTCGATACCGGCCTCGTCTCGGATCTGGTCGGTGATCTCGCCGCCGAGGTTGTCCGCCCAGTTGCGCAGCTGGTCGAACGCCTTGCCCGGGTTGAGCAGGCCGCGCAGCGCGAGCACCACCTGCCGCAGAAGTAGCTCGGTGATCTGCTGGCGGTAGGCGTCGATGCGTTCCTGTGTCCAGTCGGTCGGCGTGATGCCGCCCTTGAACCCGCTGCCGGGCCACGACGTCGGGGGCGGGTCCAGGCCCGGGATTGCTGGCAGGTTGGCCATTTAGACCGCGACCGCCACAACACCGGCCCGCGCGCCGTCCGGGGCGCCGGCGGTCTGCCAGTTGTTCGACGACGATGCTTTCTGCTCGGCGCGGAAATACACCGTCGGGGCCTGCCCGGCGGGCACGATGCCGTAGTCGGCGTTACCACCTGCGGTCGTCGCCGGCGGGCCACCGGCGAGCACCAGAGGGGGCGGTGCGGTGCCGGCCTGGCCGAACGCGCGGCCGATCTCAACGCCGCCGTCGTCGGGGTCGCCGAGGTAGGCCACCAGATCGACGCGGGTGTCTGCCGAGCCGGTGACGACGAGGCTGCCGGTCGGCAGAATCTTGCGGGGGAACGGGCGGGCCTCCAGCGTGACCGCGCACAGCAGCCGATTCGGGGTGTTCGACCACGGCGTTGCCTCGATGACCGACGGGCCGCGAATGTCGCCGCGTTTCTGCGGGATGAACCGCACGCCGGGTGTGCCGGTGCCCGAGTAGGCGTAGGACAACACGTAACCGTCGCTGCCGGTGTCGCCCTCGGCGAGTTCCTCGGCGTTCTCCAGGTCGTCGGCGTCGACGAACTTGAACGACGCCGCGTCACCCTTCTCGCCCTGCTGAATATAGACGTCGTAGTGGTAGTGCGCGGGTTCGCCGGGGCCGCCCGGGTCGACGACCGTGCGCGCGGGGTTCGGATCCGGCAGCGGGTCGTCGGGTCCGATCTGGTGAACCTGCACGGTGATGTTCGGCGGCAGACCGCCCTCACCCTGGATTGCCAGCGGGAACGACGCAACGCCGCCCGCCGGGGTGATGATGATCGTTCCCACGCCCGAGGACACACTGAACCCGTACGGGAACGTCACCGTGCACTCGGTGAAGCTGATCGTTCCCTTGTCCTCGTCGACGATGATTGCCATGAGTCACCTTGTCTCTCAGTGTGGTTACGACGCCATGAGCGCGACGTTCACGCCCGCTTGCAGGTCGCCGAGGCGGCGTTGAATCTTGGCCGATGGCGCCTCTTCGGCCTTGCCGTCGCCGATCTGGAATTGCAGCTGCGTCGGCTCGCCGCGGGTTTCGATCAGCGTTGCATTCTCGATGAAGTCGGTCACGACGCGACCGCGCCGGATGAACGTTGCCAACGCGCCCGGGAACGTGTCGCGCCCAAGCTCATACGGAAAACAGTTGTCGACGATCAGCTGCCCCGACACGTAACCGCGGGTGTCGTACTGGGCGGCCTTCTGCTGGAAAAACGCCTCCAGTGTGTAGCTGCCCGAACCGGTCGGGATGAACACCTCGGGCAGACCGAACGGGCCGAGCTTGAGCCGACGATCAATGTTGTCGGTCTGCTGGAACGCGAACGCAATGTCGTGAAACGCCCCGTCGAGAATCGTTCCGGGCACGCCGGTCACGCCCAACACAATGGTGATCATGTCGATCAGCCAGGCGAGGGTAGCGTCGACCGTGGCATTCAGCCAGGCGGGTGATTTCCCCCCAGTGATCGTGCGCCATGCGATCGGGTGGTGGTGCGACACAACGCCTCTCACACCCGAGCGTTTGTGGTCTGCGTTGAACACACACCACGGCTTGATCGCGTGCACACCGAGCGCGGGCGCGATGTTCACACCGTCGGGCGCGTAGGCCGCCTCATTGTTCGGGTCGAGGAACGGTTTCAGTGCCTCACCGAACATCGAGCCGAGCAGATCGACGAACGTGCGCTGCAAACCATCGAACGCGGTGCCCGAGATACCCGTGACCTGCATGCGGTCCTTGACATCGACCACGATCGTCGGGACACGCAGCAGGTTAGTTGCCTCGGCGAACGGATCCGGCTGTGGCATACCGGGTTCCCACAGATAGACCTCGATCGTCAGACCGTTGTCCTCGCACGTTTTGGTCACCAGCTGCAACAGCTCATCCATGCGCCAGTTGAGCGAGATGAACGGCGAGGTGTCGTTCCAGCCGGCGCTCGGCACGATGTAGACCGGCGTCGTCGCCATCTGCACGATGTCACGCAGTTCGAGTTCCTCGCCCGGGTTCTGCATCAGCAACGTGCCGAAGTAGCTGCGCCAGTCGAGGTTCAGCGACAGCAGGTTGTTCACGAATTCCCATAGACCGAGCTGGATCCGCAGGAACTGGCTGCCGAACAGGTACTTGATGACCGAGATCGCGTTGCCGAACGCGACGCCGCGGGTCGGCGGGCCTTGCCACTGCAACGGCATGAACCACCACGGGAACGCGACCGCGCGGGACAGCCACACCTTGTCGTGGATCAGTTCGCACTCGACGGTGTCGGGTTCGTTGGGGTTGCCGAATTTGTCGTGTGCGACGTCGACGCGGCCCGACCAGCGGAGCGGGCCGGAATCGATGACCACGGGCACCACGGTTTCGTGGCAGTTCAGCACGACGTCGGCCAAAGGATCGTCGCCGTCGAGCACCAGCTTGCCGGTCGGGATCGTCAGCCGCGGCCACGACACCTGCAGGCTCTTACGGTTCGACGCCTCACCGGCCAGTTTGTAGGTGTTCGTCCGCACCGTGCACACCACGTTCGACGGGGGCGCGGCGTCGACCTCGGCGACCTGGCGCGCCGCGTCCATCACCTCGTGCGGGTTGTGTGACAGCAGCTTGCGTTGAATCTCGGCGAGGTCGAGGTAGTCGGCGACGTTGTCGACGCGCGGCATTAGTCGTGCACCGCCTCGGGCCAGCGCCGCATCGGAGTGACCGAGGCGGTGACCTTGGTGTTCGCGTTGCCGTCACGAACCCGGATCGCGATGCGCGAGGTTTGCGCGTCGCGCGGCTGCCGCACACCGGGAATCGGGCGGGTAAACCGGCCGTCGAGCAGCGAGTAGAGAACGCCCTGCGGTGGCTTGATGCCGAACAGGCTCTCGAACCACTGCAACGCCGGGGGCACCTGGCCGAGGCTCAACAGCTTGACGATCGTGTCGACGAGCTTCTGCCCGTCGTCGAGCTGCTGCCCTACCTTGCCCTGCGTGAGGTCGACAACGGCCCGGTAGCGCGGGTGCGTCGAAATGAGCACCCGCTGCCCGTCGAGCAGCGGCCCGAACTTGATCATGTCCGTCGAGCCGGGACCGTTGGCGATCTCGATCAGGCCCGGCCCCTCGAACACGATCTGCGGGTAGGCGTCGCGCTCACCGATGTTGGTCAGCTGCAGGAATCCCTCTTGCGTTTCGGTGGCGTTGTCGCCAGCGGCGACCTTGCGCACCGACGCCGGGGTTGCCTGCGTGATCAGCGCCGCCCCTGCGCGGCCACCGAACCCGATACCGCGGTGATCCGGGCCGAGCGCCGAGCCGGTGCCCTGCTCGGTGACCGTCAGCACCGGCACGCCGGCCGAACGGTCGTTGAGCGCCCGCAGCAGCCGATACTTGCGGGCGTTGCCCTGGTAGCCGACGATGAACCGGAATTTCTCGCCGATGAACGGGGGCGGGAACAACGGCACCGGCAACCCGATGCGGGTGTCCTCGAAATCGTTGAACCGGTGCACCACCGCGCTGGTCGGGCCCACGCTGGCGCGGACACCGTCACCGGCCCAGTCGCCGTTCTCGTCGCGGTTGAGCCGCCCCCACGCGTGGTTCTCCGCGCCGTCGGGAAACGTGATCTCTTGGAACGATCCGATCACGAAGTCGATGACCTGGTAGTCGGTTTCGGTCTCGAAATCCTTGTACGGGCCGCACAGCACGCTCACGCCCTCGGTGGTGACCGGGTCGTCGGGGTCGTCGCGCCACACCGCGCTATCGCCGTTGGCGTACCAGTAGCCGCCGCCGTCGCCGTGATAGCGGTGCTGCGGCCAGTTCTCGCCGAGGTCGTGGTCGGCACTGGTGTCGTACTTGAACGTGTCGAGCATCGACTGGTAGGAGAACGCCCAGGTGCACGTCGAGTCGACCGACTGCCAGAACGCGAGGTCGTTCATCCACACCGTGGACAGCACTTGCTTTTTCATGCGGCGCGGTGACTGCTGGATCCGGTCGACCCACCGCTTTTCGAGCCGCACGTCGCACCACCACAGCCCCGCGTCGAACGTGAACCACTCCAGGCGGCACAGCTGTTCGGGGTCGTTGACCGCGATCCACTCGGACACGACACGCGACAGCGCCTCGGGCGTGGTCGCCGACGCAGCGAAAATCGCGTCGATCTGCATCGGGTCGTACACCGTGTCGCGTGTCTGCGCGCCGTCCTGCCGAGCGCCCTGCGCACGTAGGTTCTTGAACTCCGGTGTCGGCGTCGTCATCTCGACGAGGTTGACGCCGTCCTGGTGCCGAGGCCACGCCGCCAGACCGCCCGACAGGTAGAACGTCACCTTGCGGTCGGCCGTCGTGAGCATGATCAGCGGGTCGGTGCGCTCGAGCATCAGCTCTTGACCAAGCAGGGTCGCCGGGCCGGGCGGAAATGTCTGCTTGTCCTGTGTCATCGTCCCTTGAATCCTTGGCTGATCTCTGCCGACTTGAATTGGTTGGCAACCGAGTTCGCGACCGAGTCGGGCGTTTGGTTCGGCGCCTGATTGACCTGGTCGATGTGGACCAGCGGCCCGCCGCCCGGTGCGGGCTGGCCGGGTGCACCCGCACCGGCCTGCTGCTGCGCCTGCTGCTGCGCCTGCCCCGAGGTGTTCGGCAGCGCCGGGCGTGCCCCGGCGATACCGGCGAGCACCCGGCCGGGCAGAGACTTGAGCGGATCGGCCAGCGGGTTGCCGCCGCCGACGCTCAACGTTTCGAGCACACCGCTGGCCGCGATGCCGCCGAGCTGCCCGAGGAACCCGATGGTGCGGTTCGCGAGCTGGATACCGGTTTGTGCGGCTTGGCCGGCCCCGGGCGCGAGCAGGTCGAGGCCCGCGGCGCCCGCCGACAGTGCGGCACCGGTGAGACCGCCCGTAACGCCGCTGAACCCGCCGCCTTGCGCCCCGGGCGGGCCTGCGGGTGACTGCCCGGCGATGACCGAGCCCGCGGCGAACGGTGCGGCCTGCGGGGCGCCGGCACCCATGAACGGCAGCGTGCCGCCACCGAATCCCATCGGCGCGGCACCGACCGGAGCGCCGACCGGAGCGCCACCACCGAACGCGGGCGGCTGCGAGTTGACCGTGATGCCGTCGGCCGCCGTCGACCCGTTGGTGATGACCTCCCACGCGCCGAGGCCCTGCGGCGGGGTGCCGTTGTATCCGGTGAACGCGGTGCGGTCGGCGACGGCCATCTGCTGCTCACGCGTCGCCAGGTGCGGCAGCGGCGCGAACTCCTGGCCACCGAACGCGTTCCACGTCGACGGGGAGAACTGCAGACCGCCGTAATGCCCGTTTCGGCCGGTGTCCGCGTTGGCCCAGTTGCCGCCGGATTCCTTGGCCGCGACCGCGTCCCAGTTGAATCCGCTGAGCATGGTGCTGCCGTTGACGACGTTGACCGGGACGGGGCCAGCACTCGAACCGCCGCCACCGAGCCGGCCGTCGGCCGCGACGTGCACGTGATCGTCGTGGCGACCGGCCTGCGCGCGTGTGTAGAAGTCGCCGAACGCGCCGACGCCCTTGCCGTTCTTGATGTTCGATGCGAACCCCGGCGAGTCGTGGATCAGTTCGAGCAGGCTGCCGCCGTAGTTGGTCGACAGGTAGTCGGCGAACGCGCGCATCGCCTGCGGAGACCCGGAGTAGTCGCCGGCGAGACCCTGGCCGTGGTAGCCGTCGTCACCGGGCCGGTTGCCCGATGACTTGGTGAGGCCGAACTGTGCGGCGATCTGGTCGATCTGGCCGACACTCAGCGGGCCACCGCCGCCAGGTCGCAGCGCGGCCGGGCCGAGCGCCGAGGCGCCGTAGGCGTATCCCGAGGATCCGAACCCCAGCGGCGACTTACCCGCGGCGATGTTCTGCGCGCCGAACTGGCCGAACAGCCCGTAACCGCCCTGAATCGGGCTGGCCTGGCTGATCGCGTTGAGCTGCGCGAGCATCGGCGCCGCGGCGAGGTTGCCGACGGTCTTGATCAGGTTCTCAACGAACCCCGACAGGCCCTCGCCCAGACCGAAATCGGCGTCGATCGCGGCGCCGAGCGCGTCCATGCCCGTCGTGAATTCTTTGGCGGCGCCCTCCATCTTTTTCCACGTGCCGCGCTGCGCCTCGGCCAGGCGTGCCTCGGCGGATTGCAGCGAGCGGCCCTGCGAGACGAGCGCGGCGCGGGCGTTGTAGCGGTCCTGCTCGGTGGCGTCGGCGTCGGCCATCACCTCGAGGTAGCGGTAGCGCGCGTTCTGCAAGCTCGTCTGTGCGTTGATCCGGCTGGTCTCGGCGTCGAACACCTTTTGCGGGTCGACGACGTAACCACCCGGCCCGGTCGGAATGTCGTTGCCGACGAGCGCGCCCGGCACGATCGGTGCACCGGCGGTCACGCCCTCTTCGCCCGGGAAACTGCCCAGCGGCACCGAATCGAGCGCCCACTGCGACGGGTCGAACGACGGTTTGTCGTCCTTGCCGCCGGTGTCTGCGTTCGGGTCGATGGGGATCGGGGTACCAGGAACGGGCGCGTTGTTGCCGGGCTGCGGGGTGGCGTTGCCGTACTGCGCATCCCACAGCGCGCCGAGGAACGGGTCGTTCGGTCGTTGCGGCCGAGCGTCTGCCGCGGCCGGCGGCGCGGCCGGTGCCGGGGCGTCGGCGCGGAATTGCGGCGGCAGCAGCAGGCCGCCGGTCGCGTTCGGATCGTTCACCGGTGGCGTGTTCTGCGGATCCGGCGCATAACCATCGGTCGAGAACATGTCGGTGATGAACTGCGGGATATCGCGGATCACCGGCAGGTCGGTGAACCACTCGGCGATGTCGGTCTTCAAGTCCGAGAAGAACTGCCCGACGGTGCGGGTCGCCTCTTCCCAGTCCGATTTGAAATTGTCGGTCGCGGTCTTGGTTGCACGATCCGAGGTGCCCTGCAAGTCGTCGAACTCGTTTTTGACCGGGTCGAGGTCGAACTGATTGACCGCGTCGCCGAGATCCTCGAACTGTGTGCCGAACAGTCGCTGCCAGATCAGCGACTGTTGCAGCGGATCGTCGATGCGCTTGATCGCGTCGAACACCGCGTCGAGGGCAATCTTCGCCGAGTCGCCGCCCTCGGCGAACCGCCGCGACATATCCTCGGCGCTGAACCCGAGCGCCTCGAAACCTTCCTTGGTCGACTTGGACCCGTCGACCGCGCGAATGCCGAACTCTTTCAGCGAATCCGCAACCTTGTCGGTGTCACGCGCACCGCCCTCGAGGCCCTGCTTGAGCAGCGTCAGCACCTCGTCGGCGTCGAGGCCGAACTTGCGGAACTGCGTGGAGTATTCGTTGATCGTGTCGAGCCAGTCGCCGGACACGTCGAGACCGGACTGGAAACCGGACGTGATGATGTCCGAGGCTTCGGACACGTTGCCCGCCAGGCCAGTGCGCAACAGCGTTGTGATCGACCGCGACAGTTCCTCGGCGGTCGAGTCGGTGACCGCGCCGAGGCCCTGCAGCTGCTCGATGATCGACTGAATCTGGGCGTCGGTGGCGCCCGGGTCGATCAGCCCGGCCCGCGTCGCGGCGGTCGCCGTGGCGAGGTTGTCCTGCACGCTGGCACCGAAGTTGCCGGCGTAGGCGCGACCGGCAGCCGTCGCATACTGCGCCATCGACGCCTCGTCGATACCGAGCCGCGCCTGGAACTGGTCGCGGATTTGGATCGTGTCGAGGCCCTCCAGGATCGCCGAGGCCAGCGACTTACCGGCGATCACACCGAGGGTTGCGACACCGGCGAGCGCCAAACCGATCGGGCCGGCCGACGCACCGAGGCGGGTGAGCGCCGACGCCCCGGCGAACCCGCCGACGAACTCGTTGGCCAAGTCCTGCCCGGACGCGCCCGCACCAGCGACCGCGCCACGCAAACCCTGCTGCGTGTAGTCCTCATAGGCACTGGCGGCCTGGCGAACCGCGCGTTCCTCGTCACGTTTGGCCTTGGCCGCACGCTCGGACTGGGCGATTACCCGCGACCGCGGGGCGTCGCCACGCGCGAGCAGGTCGTCGAGCTTGGCCTGCTCTGCGCGCAGCTTGCCCGTGGCGTCGCGGGCAGCGTCCATCGCCTTTTCGACCTTGGCCGAACCGGTGCGCGCACCGGTCGCGAACGCGCTCATGAAGTCGTCGCCGACGTCCTGCCCGATGCGATCGAACCGACGCTGAATCTCGTTCGCCGACTTGCGGATCGAGGCGTCGTCGATATCTGTGGCGACAGTCAGCTGCACCATGCGTGATCACCTCATTCCTTGGACGGCGAACGTTTCTCGTCGACACTCAGTTCGAGCGGCCCGGAATCGACAGCACCAGTCAGCAGACCGTCAGTCTTGGCACGCGCCTCATCGAGTGCGGCCTTATCTGACTCATTGCGCATGCGGTGCAAATCTGCGAATAGTGCTGTCTTGAACCAAGAATCGGGCGCCAGGCCCTCGAGTAGAACGATGAGCTCGCGGCTGCTCATCAGCCCCTGATGCCACTCTCGGATATGGCGGCCGGGGTATGCGGCAGGAATCGCCGATTCGATCTGCTTGGGGTAGAGCTTGATCAGCTCGACGGCTTGATCAACTTTTGGTATCGCTGGCCGCTCGGCGCTTGCCCTCCTCGGTCATGCGTGACCAAATCAGGTTGATCAGGCGGGAATTGCCACCGCCGGACTTGAACCGCTCGTATCCCTCTTCGCCCCACAGCACGATCGCGACCCGCGCGTTGTAGCCGGGTGTCATCAGCTCAACGACACCGTCGGCGTTGGTCCTCTGGTACGGCTCGATGATCTGGCCGCGCACCGTGCGCGCCGGAATGTAGCTTTCGGATTCCTCGACGCGCACCTGGCCGCCGACGATTTCGTCTGCGCCGATGTGGGTTTCGTCGCCATCGACGTAGGTCGTCTTGCTGCGCAGCTTGTGTGCGGGAATCTCGATGTCGGGCAGCCGGTCGCACTGCTGGATCTCGAACTGTAGCTGATTCCAGCGCTCTTGCTGGTCGTCGTCGAGCAGCGCCGGGTTCGGCACCTCGAACTGTTCGACGGTGCCATCGGGCAGCGTCACCTCGATGTGCTCGGAGGCGATGAACCCGAAGAAATCGGCGGCCTGCGCCTTGGCCTCGTCGACGTTCGCGACCTTGGGGACGGGAATTTCGGTGTGGTCGTTCATGGTGTGGTTCCTTTGCGTGTGGTGGTGTGATCTGCGGTGGTGGTGTGGTCGGAGGGTGAAAGCTCGCCGGGGCGGCCCGACCACACCATTGGAGGCCGCCCCGGCGAGGGGCCTTACGCGTCGAGCCCGGTGACCGCGTTCGACGGTGCCGAGATCGCCACACCGCCGGCGGTGTTCTCGGCGTGAACCTGGCAGGTGTACTCGTCGCCCTCAGCCAGGCCGGAACCGGTGAGGGTGACGACACCGTCGGTCACCGATGGCGAGCCGGTCAGCGTCAGATCGGTGATCTCGCCGGTTTCCTCTTCGGTCTTGGTCGCGGTGTAGGTGAACGGCGACGCGGGGCCGGTCGCCGCGGGGAACTTGAGCTGCACCGCACCGCCTGCCTGGGCGGTCGCGACCGGGGCCGCGGAGAACATCGGGGCGCCCGGGTTGGTCTCCCAACCGCGGCCCGCGCGGAAACGGGCATGCGAGTAGCCCGAGTGCGGGTCGATCGACACGCCCCACGTGAGGACGGTGGCGATGAGATCCTCGGGCGACCAGGTGCGGTCGTCGATGTCCTCGAACGAGATCGCCGGGAACACGTCGACAAACACGTTGTCGCCCTTGTCCACACCGATCGCGAGGATCTGCCGCAGACGGCCCTCCATCTCGCGCGGCTTCTTACGCGCGTAGTTCGGGATGCCCTGCGCCGGGGTTGATGCCAGCGGCAGGTCGAACTCGAGGGTGTCGGTGAGCGGCGACTGCTCGGCGAGGCCGAACTGGATCGTGCCCTCTTCGCTGGTGATATCCGAACGCACCACCGAGCGGGTCTGCCAGATGTGGTCCTTCTGCACGTTGATCGTGTTGGCGAACGACGGGCCGTCGGATGTGCCGGCGCCCATGTCGAACCAGGTGCCGCCGAGTTCCTTCTTGAGGTCGGTGCGGAACTTGCCGTCGGCGGTCAACGGGGTGAAACCGGACTGCCACACGCCGTTTTCCTCGACGAACGCGAGCGTGGTGTTCACGCCGTCGTGATCGCGGATCAGCAGCGAACCGTAGAGTGCCTTGCGGAGATTGCCGGTGTTGTAGCCGAAGAGGTTCGACCACACATCGCCGGTAGCGGGCTGCGTCATTTAGAGACGCTCCTTTCGATGGTGAGGGACCGGAACACAATCCGGCTGCTTTGCACTGGTGTCCCCGCAGCCATCGGGGCTGCGGCCAGAATCAGGACGCGACTGTTACGAGCCGCAGATGAACCGAGTAGCGGGCGATGAACCGCTCGACGTCGGTGTTGTTGTAGGGGTCGTGGCGCGGCGATTCGGTGCACCGCACGCGGTCGGCGGTGGCCAGGCCCCAGCCGGGAACGTTGACCTCGGTCCACGGATGATCACGCAGATACAGCATGCGGCGCTTGATGGTTCGGGCGTAGTCCTCGCACGCGGTGAACGCCGATTTGCCGTCGGCCGCGACCGCGAGGTGGTCGAACTGATAGAACCCGTACTGCGTGTGTGAGTTCTCCCAGCCGTCGAACTTCTGAATCAGGGTGAACGGGAACGGGTCGCCGGTCTCACGCGTGGCGCCGACGCCGCCGCCGACCGGCAGCAGCCAGGCGCGCAGAAACCGGATGTCGGGCGGGGCCTCGCGGTCGAGCAGATCAATCACAGCTGATCTCCAAACCTTGCTTTGGCCTTGCCGAACGGGGCGTACGCCTTGGTTGGGGTGTCCGGCCCGAACGGTGATTCCGAATCCGGCGGATCGGCTTTTGTGCCGTATTCGAGCATGTGAAATTTCCAGTCGTCGGAGTACACCGTGCGGGCCGGTAGCCCGTTGCGCGGTTTCTTGACCTCGCGGATCTTGACCGAGGCGACCGCGTCGCCCTCGTCGATCGGTGTCTCCGACTGAATGAACTCTTTGACTTGCTTGGCCAGGACATCGTTTTCGCGGTCGAGTTGCTCGTCCTTGCGGACCTGCGCCCGGATCTCCATCTCGATGTCGCGGGCCGAGGAAACCCGGCCGCCACGCCGGCGGGCCATCAGTCCTCGTCGGTGTCCTGGTCGGCCTCGACGACGTCGACGGGCTCATGTCCGAGGGCCTTCACCTTGCTGTCGGCGGGCTGCGGCACCTCGATGACCGCCCCGGCGTGCGTAGGCAGTACCTTGCCGTCGGCGAGCAGCGGTGCGGCCTCGTCGTCGGTCAGCTCAATGGACTGCCCCACCTGGGCGCTCGTGTAGTGCACCGCAGCACCGTCGCGGATCACCACGAGTTCGTCAGAAATGTTGTACTGCATGCGGATCGGTCCTCCTAGATCAGTTTCCACTCGCCGACACACCACACCTGCACCTCGGCGCCGTCGACGTCGCGTTCGATCACGCGGGGCCCGCGCAGCTCGAACGTGCGGTCGTCGAAATCGATCGCGTCGCGTGTGGTGATCGCGCGGGTATCTGCGTCGACCGGCAGGAAAAACCACATGATCTCGGTATCGACCGTGATCTGTGTTTCGGTCTCGGCGGGCCGTTGCGACTCGGCGTGACAGCCGGTCTTCGGAATCAGCGAATCGTTCTGCGGCACACTGACGCCGTTGTCGTCCTTGACCGGCGGGTTGCGTCGCCGGATCGTGAGCGACATTCCGCCCGGGGTGTCGTAGAACAACATCAGTAGTCGTTCTTCGGGAAATGCCCGCGCGCCCCAGGCATGCCGCCGAGGCCGAGCATGCGGCGGTGCCGAGGCGTGATGAACTTCTCGACCTCGGCGCGGTCGATCGTCACCTGCCGCGAGCTGTGCGACGTGGTTTTGGTGACCGCCGAGTACGGGCCGAGGTCACCCGCGAGCAGAGCATCGCGGGCCACCTCGAACACGACAATCTGCGCGGCCGGGTCGTCATCGGCGACACCGGGCTTGTTGTCTCGGATCCAATCCGAGGCGACTGTCAGCCAGGCCCCCGCCAACTCGCTATCAGCCCATGCGGGCTGTTTCGCCCAGTCGGCGAGGGTCTGCGCTGTCAGGAACTCAGCCACGGGTCACCCGTAGAGCTCGATGAGCTCGGTTTTGTTCAGCGACTCGGCCTCGACTGGGTCGACGCCCTTGGAAACGGCGTAGTCGACCCAGTCGGCTTTTGGCGCTGCCCGCAGCGGTGCGCCGCCCTCGGCGCGTGGCTGCGGCTCGACGTCGACCGGCTCGGGCTCGACGTCGTCGACCGGTTCGTCGACCGGCGCTGGTGCGCTGCCGACCTTTTCGACCATCCCGAGATCAAGCAGGTGCTTCGCCTGATCGGCGGGCAGCCACTCGATGATCTCGCCGTAGTAGCGGTGATGAACCCGCCCGCCCTGGTCGCGTGCGCAGACCAGGGCAGCGGTCACGCGGTAACGCTGCATCAGGCGTTCACCCCGTTGATCCACCAGCCGGCACCGGGTTCGAGAACCACGGGCACGGTGATGCGGCGGCAGCGGATCCGCCAACCGTCGGTCTCATCGTCGCGCATGGTCTTGACCTGCAGACCATCCTCGGCGGTGACGTAACCGGGCGCGGGCACCACCTCGTTCGCGAACCCGCCGAGCACGCCGGTATCGACCAGCAGCGCCTTGCCGAGCGCCGGGGCGTTCGGGCTGGTGATGAACGTGAACCCGCCGATCTGGCGCATGTACGCCGAGTTCAGACCGGCGCGGACCGGGGTTGAGTCCAGTCCCGAGTATTCGCGGGGCAGCAGCTTCATCAGCTTTTCGTCGGAGACGATGTTGGCGAACACGTCCGGTTCGACGAACACCGCGTTCGGCCGGTAGCCCTGCTTGAGCTTGGTCAGCTGCGTTGCCGCGCGCATCAGGTCACGCAGGATGTTGATGCTCGCGGCGTCGGTGCCATCGGCTGCCCACGACTCGATCGCGTTGGTGTTCTGCGTGACCGACGAGGCGACCGCGGCGATCGCCACGGTGTCGACCGCCTGCACGTGGCTGTTCATCAGCTTGCGGAACCCGCGGCCGACCACGTCGTACTTCTGGCGGCTGATCGACACGTCGGTCAGCAACGCGTCGTTGCCCCAGTTGACCGTGTTCGCGGTCGACGCGGGGCCGGTGCTGAGCGGCGTGATCGGGTACTCGCCACCGGGCGGCACCGGCTGCGGCGGCCGATCGGCGTAGATCGACTCGTTCTGCTCGTAGCCGACCGAGCCCGACTCGGTGGTGATGTTGGCGGTGAGCAGCTTGTCGCCGACGAACATTTCGTCGTTGACGGTGCGCAGCGCATGCATCACCCAAGGCGTGTCTTTGAGGAACCGGTTGATGCTGAGCACGTCGCCAGCGAGACTCGGTGCCCCAGGCGGGAATTGAACACCCATGTTGTCTACCTGCTTTCTGTGAGTTTGATTGCCCGCTGGGGTCAGCGCAGCTTGACGAGAACCTTGGAATCGGCAGCCGCGGCCAGCGCGGTGCCGACGATCTGGTCGGCGGTGTGCGTTTCGTCGTCGAACGCGGCGACACCGCCGCCGGTGGCGCCGACGACGTCGGAACCGGCCGCGATCACGCCGGACGCGGCAACCTGGTGCACGCCCTCGGTGTAGACCACCACGGGCGCGCCGCTGGCGGCGTCGTGCGCGGCGACACCGAGGCAGCCGCTGGCGGCTGCCGACACGGGCGCGACGGTCTTGTTGCCCGACACCCGCACAACCTGGCCGGCGGTCGTCGCCGCCGAGGTCGTCAGGGGCAGCCGGTCGGCGGGAAAGTAGTGCGGTGCGTACTCAGCCATGATCAGGCCTCCTTGGTGATGTTGCGGCCGGTGATCAGTGCGTAAACACCGGACTTCTCAGCGTCTTCGGGGGCGTCGTCGCGCGTGACGCCGTGGCCGATCTCGTCGACCGGCACTGCGTGATTGCGGGGCAGGGTGCCCAGCAACGCGAGGGTGCTGTCGCGGTTCTTGGCGAGTTCGGTTCGCCAAGTGTCGGCCGACTTGTTGTCGATCCGGCCGTCGCTGAGCGCAGCCTGAATCGCGGCCTCGTTCTCGGCCTGCATCTGCTGCTCACGCGCCGCGGACAGTTCAGCCACGGTGCTGGCCATCTTGTCGTATGCGGCGCGGTTGACGACCGCCATCCCGAACTTGGCGGCCACCTTGGTCGCCTCGTCGATCGACGGCTCGCTGGGCTGTTCGCCCGACTGCTCGGCCTTTTCGGCGAGTTCGCCGATGGCCGCCTCGATGGCGCTGTCATCGGCTTCGGCGTCGAGGCCGAGCTTCTGCAGCGCACTCTCACTCAGGGTTGCCACGTTGGGCTCCTTTCTATTACGTACCTCGGCCTCGACAGGCTGAGGGGTCTGGTTGTGCGCCTGCGGGGTTCGCGGCGCTGGCGCTTGTGAGCGCCCGGCATGGTTGAACACGGACAGATCGAATCGGTTGCGCGCCGAGTTCTTCGCGTCACGCTTAGGTGCGGCGAGCACCGTGTCGGCGATACCGGCGTCGACCGATTCCTGCGCAGACCACCACGTTTCGGCGGTGAGCACGTCCATCCATTCCTCGACGGTGCCGCCAGCACGGGCAGCGAAAATCGAAGCGATGTTGCGGCCGATGCGTTCCAGGTCGTCGGCCATCTTGCGCATGTCGTTCGCGTCGCCGACCATCAGCGCCCACGGCAGATGCGCCATGATTTCGGCGTTCTCGGCGACGATCAGCTCATCGGACGCGCCGACGGCGATGAACCCCGCCGAGCTGGCGGCGTACCCGTCGACCGTGGTCACCACGCGCGCCTTGTGCTGGCGCAGCGAGTTCATGATGGCAATCGCATCGTAGACATCGCCGCCCGGCGAGTTGATGTGCAGCTCGATCGTTTCCACCGAATCGGGCAGCGCCTTGAGTTCGTTGCGGAACGACCGCGCGTCAACGCCCCAGTACCAGTCGATTTCGTCGTAGATATCGATCTGGGCGACGGTGTCGTCGTCGGCCTTGTTCTGGATCCGAAACCACGGCTCGGCGGGCTTGTCGCCCTCGGCGCGGGCCGAGTTGTGCCGCATACCGGCGTCCTGCAGGCGTTTGGCCGCGGCCTCGGCGAGCGTCCAGTCAGCGTTCGCCGCGGCGGCGTTCACAGCGTCGGTCAGTCCCATAGCGTCATCGCTCCATCCGGTGTCTTGCGCCGATCGCGCGGGCTGCGCCCACGTGGACGCTGGCGGGCTTGTGGCGCGGTGGTTTGCGAGAAGGGGTGCAACTGGGCCCGCATGCGCTCCACGTCGTCGACCGCGTTGTGATCGTCCGTTTCTGGCTCGCCCTGCTCGGTTTCGTCGCGGTCGGTCTCGGCGTCGGGGTCCGGCCCCGGCAGGCCCGCCGCGTCCCGCAGGTACGACTCGAGGCGCGGATCCGGCGTGAGCAGACCGGCAGCGACGAGCATCTGCAGCGCCGCGGCGGTCGCGTCCTGGCGCGAACCGATCTCGTCGAACACCAGCAGCGGCGCGGCCTCGTCCTCACCCCAGTTCACGTCGACGATGTCCTCGACGATGTGCGCCTGGGCGATGTCGCGGTGCTCATCGGCCACGGTCTGCACCGACTGCACGAACGTGTCAGCCTGCACGCTGGCCAGCGCGTAGCTGCCGCCCTTGCCGTCGAGGTTCAGGAAATGCGCCAGCGCGACGAGCGCCATCTGATGGTCGTGGTATTCGATCGCGCGCCGCGGGTCCAGCGGTGTGCCGTTCGGCGACAGGATGCCCGCGTCCTCGCCCTCGGTGAGCGCCAGGCCGGCCGACTCGCCGCCCGAGTAGTTCGACGCGATGGCGAGCAGCTCGTCCATGCGTTCCTCGTCCTCGGAATCGGACGCGTTGCCCTTGATGTAGGGCACACCGATACCGTGCCGGCGGATCGCCGCGGCCTCGATGCGGATCAGCTCGTCCTTGAGTTTCCAGTTCTTGTACGCCGGTCGCAGCAGGCTATTGCCGGTCCACACACCGGGATCCATGTCGTGCGTGTAGACGACGAGTTGGTTAACCGGGATCGCCGGCCCCATGCTGTTCGGTGCCATCACGATCATGCCCGGCCCGCCGAACGTGCCCGCCGGCCACTGCTGAACCGAGATCAGCCCGCCGTCACGGTCGACGTTCCAGTAGGCGATCGACGATTGCGGCCGCGGCGACAGGCGTTTCAGCCAGTACCGGCCGTTCTCGTAAAAGTAGGTCTGCTCGAACACCGCATGCCCGTACTGCAGCGACTTGAGCGCCAGGCGCAGGTGCTGGTCCCACGAGAACCGGCCGCGGGTGCGCGCCGTCGGCTGATTCGGGTCGTCGCCCTCGATCGGCAGACCGAGGCACGCGGCGACGTGCTTAACGACCTCGTCGCGGGCACCGTTCGGCCGGATCCGCCAGTCGGTGCGGCGGATCGGCAGACCGATAGCGCGCAGCACCGATGCGATGCGTGCCTCTTCGCGGCACATGCGGGTGTAGGTGAAAACCGAGTTCGGCCACCTGAGTTCGTCGACCTGCTCGAACTGGTCGAGGCCCTGCGCCAGGAACGAACCGAACCCCGCCAGCGGGTTCACGAATCCGCGCTCGGTGCGAGGCGCGGCGGTTTTCTTGGTTTCGGCCATCGTCGCTCCTCTCGTGTCAGAACGCGGCAGTCATCGCGTCGAACTTGTCGCCGTTGGTGGTGCGCTTCGCGCGTGTGGCGCCGGTGCGCGGGGATACCGTCTTGCCCTTCGGTTTCTGCCCGTACTTGCGTAGCGCCCAGTGCGCCAGCGAGGCACCGACGAGCGGGATCGCTGCGCCGTTGTCGTCCTCCAGCCAGGCGAAGTCGCCGCCCGGTAGCTCGCGCATCGTCGCCGACAACACCGCATCGTTGAGGATCTCCTGGTCGCTGTGCGTCAGCGTGCCGTCGAGCGCAGCGTCGAGGAAACCGCCGCAGGCGTGCGCCATCTCAACGGTGCCCGTCATCGTCGGTTCAATACCGGCCGCGATCAGCAGATCCTCCAGAACCGCCGCACCGTTCTTACGGTCGATCACCAGCGCTACCGGATTCCACTGCGCGACCTTGGCGATCAGATACCGGGCCACCTCGGTATGCGACCCGGTGCGCAGCGGCCCGACCTCGATGTGCTCGCGGAAATCCGAGCCGTACTGCGCCGCGCAGACCACCCAACGCTGGCGGTTACGAGACCGATGCACCGCGATCGCACGCGCGCCGACCAGCTCAACGTCTGTCTTCGCCAACGTGTCCCACACCGCCTCGAATGGCGAACCGATCTCGTCCTCATCGGGCGGATAGTCACCCCAACCGAGGTAGTCCGCGTCGAAGATCGCCCGCTGCTCTGCCGTCTTGGCCTTCTGCTGCTTGCTGCGAATCTCGCGCTCATTCGTCGCGACGCCGTACGACGGCTGAGCCAACGCCCAGGTCTCGGGGGCGGTGCGCGACGCGTCCCTCGGCGCCGCATATAGCGCGTAATACAGGTCAGGTGCCCGCCGATGCCCGAGCCGGTGCAGACCGGCGAGCGTGTGGCATTTCGGGTGCACCGCGGCGACCGGCGCCGTCGAAATGTAGATCGTCTGCGGGTTCTTCGCCGCCGACTGCGCACCGGTGAGGTTCGCCTCTTCTTCCGGGTCGATGTCGTACGCCTCATCGATGATCAGCAGATCGATCTCGGTGTAACCACGACCGAAGTCCTGCGAGCGAGGCCCGAACTCGACCTCGCAGTAGATCACCCCGGGGTTCTTCGGATCGTGCAGCTTGATGCTGCCCCGGTTGTTCGCCTTGGATGGCTTCTCAGCCAGCCGCGACCGCAGCCACGGCACCCGGTTGATCACCGCCACAACGCGCTTGAACACGTCGTACGCCGTCGACCAGCGCTGCGCGGTGTAGATGATGCGCCCCGAACGCAGCACGAACATGTGGAACAAAATCAGCAGCACGATCAGCAGCGTTTTGCCCTGCTGGCGCGTGCACTCGATGCACACGTCGCGGTGCGTCCACAAACTCACCGGCTCGCGGCCCTCGCGCTCGGCGTCCTCGACCTCTTCGGCCGTCGGCGGCTGCACCGACGTGATCGCCTGAATCGACCGCCACTGCCACGGCATCGGCCGCAACCCAACGTCGAGACCGAACCGGCCGCACCGCTCGGCCTGCGTCACCTCGTCGCCGTCGTGCCTCGACTCAAACTCGGGTGTCTGCCGGCCCCGCAGCCGCGGCCACGAACCGACCCACTCGGGCCACTGCGTGCGCTCCGACTTTCGCGACGGCGGCCGGGTCGACGCCTGGCGCCTAGTACCGCTTGGACGGGTCGTCGTCGTCATCCGGACCTGGCGGGGTTCCGTCGCGCTTGCGGTCGATATCGGCCAGGTAGTGCCGGAACACCGTGGCGCACTGCCGCGCCTCGGCCAACACCTTGTCGACCTGAACCTCGACCGTGTCGCGGCCGAGCTTGAGCCGCATCCACGCGTCCTCGCGCCCCTCAAGCAACGCGTCGTACTTCTCCAGCCGATCAGCCATGCGGCACGCCTCAACGATGAGCAACGTCAACGCGTACGAATCCCCAGGCTGCGCAAGCTCGGCCATCAGCCGCTCACCGGCGGTTTTCGTCGGCAGATCCGGCTGAGTAGCCACCTTGCGCCGCGAGTTTGCTGGTGACTTAGCGGTCATGGCCGTTCAGCCGCCCCGCCAGTTTTTCGCGTCCTGCGAAAAATAAAAACTGAC